ATCCCAGAGTCGGAAATGTAGAATCATTTGGATTATCATCATACCTTCCTCCAGCACTAACTCTATTGTGATTAGTTGTATAGCCCCAACCCCGCGCACTACTGCCGCTCCAATAGATATGTTTCCAGAACGCTTTGCCCACAGTGTGAGTAGAGTTGGCTCTATCAGCCCTAAATTCATAAATACCATTTCCGTAAGTTGCACCTGAAACGTCGGCACTTCCACCGTGAGAATAATATATGCCCATATTGCTGCCATTTTGACCTAATGAATGTAAATCAGTAAATGCTGGTCCGTATGGGTCATTTCCTCCATTATTCGAATTTGCTTGTGGAGCATTTTGTGAACCGGATCCGTATCCATCTTTCATTATTGGCCATAAATCGACGGACGGATATTCACGAATATTTGAATTCAAAGTCACATTTAATATAGGCATTGGTTCTGGTTCTGGTTCTGGTTCTGGTTCTGGTTCAGGTTCTGGTGGCGGTGGATCTTGTAGATAATACCCAGGTTGTACATTAACTGCGAAATCTTGAACATCCATAACCTCTTCTATTGTTAACGCTTCATCAAAAATAATAACCGATGTAATATCACCATTACAGAAAAAGTTTGAACCCGTATGCGTGGCCTGACCTTCTTCACCACCTATATTCCAAGGAATATATGTATTACTATCTAATTTTACATTACGTCCATCCTGGCCATATATATGACAGTTACCGTAATATTTATTACTATAATACAAATCTTCTCTGCCATTATTGATTATTAATGTAATCAAAGTCCACTCATCAACTTTTAAGCTACCATCATCGCGTCGAGTTGTATTATATGATGATGCACCATGTGTTGAACCACCATATACATGAAGACTTTTAGCGCCAGTGCTTTGACCTATGCGATTACCATTTAGTGGCCCTACTACTGTACAACCATGTGGTGGCCCAGATGCACTAGTTTTATAATAGAAACTTATTGTAACCTTATTTGTTAAAATGGGTTCTCCAACCCTATGAGCTATCTTATAGAAACTATTTTGACATTTAATTGTAGGATGTGTTTGGGTGAAATAATCAGTTGTTCCAGATTCTTGTGTTCCAACAACAACAGCATTTCTACGACCTATATGGTCTACCAATTCAGTACCATTTTTAATTGTACCGTCGTAATAATGAATAACATGTTCTGTCGCCGCAGGTCTGTCTTCATATGCAGTTTGTGAACTATACTTCGGTGACGGGGGGGTGAATGTACTAGAATCTAAATAATTTCCATAATTACCTTTATTGTATTCATGAATGTGTTTATATAGGTTAATATCACTTAGTGGTTTATTCATAATTACTAAAGATGCTAAATCACCAGATGGTTGATTTCCATTATATCCATGTCCGGCGAAATTATATTTACCAATCAAGTAGCTTGTGTTGTTAATATCAGCACCACCTCTGTCTGCTTGTAGTAATAATTTATTATTTATGTACATTGTACCACCTCCAGTAGTTTGATGAGAGGTGGAATTGTTTTCAGCATATACAATTGTAACATATACCCATCCATTAGCATCTACATCGCCGGCTTCATATGTATATGTAAATTGATGACCAGCCCTCCATTTTATTCTATCAGTAGAAATTGGGCCAATGCCCCATCCGCCAGAATTTTGATGATGTGGTTGAAGAATATGTGCTTCGGTATCTGCATTATTTGCATGAGCCCTCCAAATGAAGGATATTGTTCCGCCTGTGAAATTATCTGCAACTGTTTTAAAGCCAGGACTGTGTAATTCATACCAATTGTCTGGTGTTGTTCCACCATTTGAACCCAGAGTTACATAATCACCGTGAACAGGGTCAGTTCCTGTAATAGCAGTTCCACTTGAAATTGGAATATCGTCAAACCATAATCCAGGCTTGTATACAACTTTATCAACAAGTTTATTATTGTCAACTCCTGTGTCTCCGTTAAATGCCCAAATTGCACCATCCCAATAAGCCGGTGGTGGTGGAGGTGGTGTATAACACGTTGGGCATGTTATAGTACCTGGTACTTGACAAACAGGTTGACCGTATAAACCAAATTCTGCCAAACGAAAATTACTTGACTGTGATACTTTTTGTACTATGAGTACAAAAAGGTCATATGTCTCGTTATAATTAACCGTTGGAGGTGTACCATATTGATAAGTATCAGCGTATCTATCTTTTGCAGTATTAATATCTATTATCATACCATTCACCGAACTACCGTTTTCTGGCCAAATTATTGTATTACTAGTCTTCCAGGTTGTATTGTCAATTTCTTCGTGTAACAAAACCTTAGAATTTACAAATAAATCATTAGAAGCATATAATCTGAAAGATACTGGGTAACTGTCTGCACCACCAGTTGTTGGAAGCAATATTATTTTTTCGGGATATATTCTCTTTGGAAGTTTGATTGATAAATATCCACCAGGATATTCATCAAGATAATTAGGGCATGGATGGCCAGATATCATTTCGTTCAAAGGATCATTCCATACAAAATTACCATTTCCGTCAGACGCTGTATATGCTTGTCCATGATAGGCAAGAACCTGCGTATTTGTTGCTCCATCAAATGCTCCTCCTATAGGTACTGACCCATGTGTATATTGTGTATTAACTGTTATTGCACCACCTCCCTCGAATAATGGATTATTAGTAATATGAACCTTTGTATCTTGGAAACGATGGGTACCACCTGCATGATCATAAATAGATAATGATGGCCATTTTTGAACATTCTCAAGGAAACATATTGTTGTTGGATTTCCAGCTTTTTGACCCATAATTTTAAACTGTTCAATACGTATATGTGCAGTTGTACTTTCATGTACAACAAGAGCAAATTCATTAAACATTTTCATTTTGGTTGCTGATGATGTTTGATCATAAATAGGAATTCTGATTGCATTAAGATAAACAGCGCCATCAGGCATAATTGTTTTAGATCCTCCAGTATAAGGAGGAGTTGAAGAATTTACCCAATTTTCATCAGTAAATCCACCATCTTGATACTTTAGTAATACCTGAGTATTCCATCCATCATTTGAGGCATATATAGAAGCCTTTCTTATAGCATCATTATGACTATTAAACAATCCATACATGATATAAACAGCAGTTGGATAAATCATATGCGGCATTTTAATTCTTAAACCAGCTCCATAAACTCCGGATACCAGCATATTTTGAACTCTGTAAGCTCCTCCGGCCCCATAATTAGTTTCGTTAAGAGTACCATCGGAGTTGTATATACTGCCTGAATAAAAAGTAGAAATGCCAAGATTACCATAATCCCGTTGATATACATCATCAAATGCCTTTCTTGGCCAACTCCAACTGCCAGTATAATAACCATTTATCCAATATTCACCATCAGCATAATTAGAACCATATACATTGTATGTTTTAGCATATCGCCCGTCTCTATGCTCTGGATAAGTACCTGGGTCTTGGAATATTTTTCCATAAGTTGTAAGATTGTTATGATTAGTAATCGATGATCTTGGTGGAAACTGAAAATTATCAGCAATATTTACTACTTCAAATGGATTTGAAGGATTGTCATCAGTACATCTTGGATTATCACTAAATTTCAATTTATTTTGTGCTCCCATATAACCATGATGTGGACAATGGAAACTTGCTGTTCCAAAATTGCCTTTAACATGTATTATTACTCTTCCGGAATAATAATTAACTCCTGATATTGCAGAACCTCCAGTTTCGGAACCACTATTGGAATAATAAGCATTTACTCCAACATATTCAATATTACTTCCAGTTTGTACTATACCAATTGGATGATCCGAAGGCACATCTAATAAATACCATGTACCAATGCCTATATGAATTAATGAATCAAATACAGTATGATTCAGTGTATTTGTAAAAATATAATTACCAGATTCAGCAGTAACTAATATATATGGATTATCAATATCAACACACGTTAAACCAAAATTGTAATGTCCCTCAGTTGATTCCATTTCTTGACCATATAAAATCCATTCTTGAATCGTCAAAGATGAACTTCCAGGAACAGTCTTATTAACAACAATAAGATAAGTATCAAATAACAAATTTGGATCCATATTTCTACACGGCTTTCTCATTTTTGTTTTGTCAGTTCCAAAACATACATCAGCAACAGTATATTTTATTCCTCGATCATCAAACTCGTCTAATGGGTCGCTATTATTGTCAACAACTGTTGTCTTTATTGTAGCATTACCGGATGTATCAGTATTTTTAAAATAATTAGCTTCTCCATCTATGTCCGATTTATGTTCATATACTAATACCCAATCTGTTGCAGCTTCTGTAGTATAAACTCTGGTTGCTTGACTTGAATTATCAGTAGAATTTCTTCCATAAATTCTAAAATCATGAGCATGTGATGGCGACATCCACTGCCCATGTAATTTAAAACCTGTTAAATAAATTTTTGTAGGCAATGTTATCCATCCCCAAGTACCAACATAACTATCTTTAGCATAACCAAGACCACCAAATGTGTTGTCTGACTGCTCATTATCATAATTTCCGCTTTTATCGGTATTTCTGTTAAAATTCGTACTATAGGCGTAGCTAGTATGACCAGAACCAGATCTATATATCCATTTCGAGAAAGCTCTACCCCAAGGTGGCTTCACAGTGCCGGAACCTCTATCTGCTCTATATTCATAAAGACCATTACCATATTCTTGTCCAGTAACAGTTGTCATACCACCCTGCGAATAATAGATTCCCATTGAATTGCCAGGTAAATCGGTATGAGTTGGACCAAAAGGATCGTTGCCGAGCGAAACCATATTATTCTGAACATGGTATTGCGAAGCTGTACCATACACATTGTCAGCAGTTATCCATAGATCATGTGGAGGCCAGGTTCTAACAGTCATATTCATTTTTACTCCGCCATTACTTGGTTCAGGTTCGGGTTCAGGTTCGGGTTCTGGTGGAATTTCTGGTTCGGGTTCCAATTCTGGTTCTGGTGGATTTTCTGGTTCGGGTTGTGGTTCTGGTTCAAGCGTTTTTCTTTCAATTGAGTAAATCGCAAAACCACCCGCTGTTTTATCTTCCATAAATCTCAATTCATCGCCATTATTGTAGGGAAATTCAAAAGTATCCATTGTTCTTCCAATAGTAGACGTTAAAGTTTCTGGCCAAGATATTACAATTGTTGCATTTATGTATATATATAAACTACCAACATTGCCAGCCTTACCGTCGGTTGTATTGTTTGGTTTAATTTTAATTCTAACAATACCATTATCATGGTAAGGACCTGTTGATAAATTTACAGCTATATAACCTTCGTCGCCACCCCACCATATAAATGCTCCAAAATCATCTGATAGTTCTTGCCATTCATTTGCAGTTGCTTGTCCGACTCCATTAAGAACAAGAGCATTCGAATAAATCGTCCATCCTGCATTTTCTAAATCAGTTTTAGTTCTAAGAGATACTCCTGTTGTTGATGCATAATCAGTACTGAAATCATGGAGAATTTCATAAAATGCAATCTCTGGCTCAGGCTCAGGTTCTGGTTCAGGATGTGATTCGTATTCTGGTGCAGGTTCTGGCTCTGGTTCTGGCTCTGGTGGGCTAACAAAAGATCTTTTACCATGTGAATCTACTAAAATATTTATTGGTATAACAGCATCAAAAATTATTAAACTTGCTAAATCTCCTTGGAATCTTCCAGATGGATAGTGAGGATAAGAACCAATCCAAGTTTCAGTCGCATCGGGCCATAATGTTGTATGTGCCTGACTATGAATTTCTGTTTCATTTATAAATATACGACAATTAGTACCATCAAAAATCAAACTATATATAAACCATTCATTGTTAGCAGGTGGTGTTATTGGCCATTGTGATGAATCTAATGTTAAAATATCAGACCCTGAATAAACCCATACACCACCATTATGAACAGAAAACTCAACATTTCTTCCGGATGAAGACAATACACCTTGCCATTGCGTATTAATATTTGTTGTTCTTATTGCGGCACTTATTGTTACTGCATTAGATATACTCGAACTTATGTGATTATTAATTACATAGTGATTATTAGAAAGATTGACATATTTTCCATAATTCTTAACATTTCCAGTTGTTGGACTGCCCGAATTTATTGTAGCATTATAATTTCCAATAACATCAATCAATTCATTACCAATTACTGAACCATCGAAATGAGCAACTATGTTATCTATATACTCATAAGCCGGTCCATACGGACTTTCTGGTTCAATTTCTGGTGCAGGTTCGGGTTCAGGCTCAGGTTGAGATTCTGGCTCTGGAGCAGATTCTGGTTCTGGTTCAGGTTGAGATTCTGGCTCTGGAGCAGGTTCTGGTTCTGGTTCTGGTGGTCTATTTGAGCCCATACCTTTTGTAGGTGTTGATGCGTAAACAATAAAAGTACCTGCCCAAACTTCTGGATTACCATTTTCCCATTCTGCAGTAAATTGAGTAGTAGTTTTTCCAAAAATATGTAAAGCGTTAGTACTTTCGTAATTTCTATCTGTGACTACATTATAATTATCGTCGTCCATCGGAGTATCAAATGTAAAAATATGTCTGCTTGTAGAGTCGTCCCATGCACTCCACGATACGTTAACTCCGTGACGTTCATTGGCATTTCCTGCATCATAATTAGTAGAATTAACGAATGCATATGCTACTGGAAGAATTTCAATAGAAAATGAGTCACCGCCAATAGTTTTTGTAGGTATTGACGGATAGACTATAAAAGTACCAGCCCAAACTTCTGGATTACCATTTTCCCATTCCGCAGTAAATTGACTAGTAGTTTTACCATGAATATGTAAAGCATTAGTACTTTCGTAATTTCTATCAGTAACTACACTATAATTAGTGTCTTCCATATTTGTATCAAAAGTAAAGACATGTTTACTGTCTCCGTCATTCCATGGACCCCACGATATGTTAACTCCCTTGCGTTCATTTGCATTTGCCGCATTATAATTAAGAGAATTAACGTGTGCATATGCTACTGGTAGAATTTCAGTAGAAGCTTTGTCGACGTCATTTATCCTTTTTGTAGGTGTTGATGCGTAAACAATAAAACTGCCAGCCCAAACTTCCGGATTACCATTCTCCCATTCTGCAGTAAATTGGGTAGTAGTTTTACCATGAATATGTAAAGCGTTAGTACTTTCGTAATCTCTATCTGTGACTACATTATAATTATTGTCTTCCATTGGAGTATCAAATGTAAATACATGTTCACTTGTAGAGTCGTTCCATGCACCCCATGATACGTTAACTCCTTTACGTTCATTTGCATTTGCTGCATTATAATTAAGAGAAGTAACATATGCATATGCTACTGGAAGAATTTCAGTAGTACCACTTTCAGGTTCGGGTTCCGGTTCCGGTTGTGGCTCTGGAGATGGTTCTGACTCAGGTTCAGGTTCAGGTTCTGGCTCAGGAGGTTCAGGTTCAGGTTGAGATTCTGGTTCAGGAGCTGGTTCAGGTTCAGGTTCGGGTTCTGGTTCAGGTTCATATACTGGAGCTCCAAGTGTATATAATAGTCTATTATATCCGCCACCAGAGAATCCATAGAAAAAATCAAGATAACTCATTGATCCAAAATCTCCGAGAACTGAAAAAGAAATATTTCCAAAATAATAGTCAATATATTCGCCGTGTATAAATCTTGTTCCAATTTTTATACCAGCTGTTACACGAAACTTGGTTCTGTCTTTAACCATAAAACCAATTGGACGAGCATTTGTTACTCCAATTAAATTATAATTTCCAAGTCCAAGTCCTAATTTATCATAATCGTCATGTGAAATGTCATTAAAAGTATAGGGAATAGTCATTTGAACAGTGTTAGATTCCCACCAAACACCTGGTCTGCCTTGAATCAAATTTTGAATATTCTCTTCAGCCGGTTCAGGTTCGGGTTGTGGTTCGGGTTGAATATTTTCTGTACTAAATACAGTAATTCCAGTAATACCAGGAGCATTAAAAACAAGCGGTGGTTTATCAATTACTATTTTTATTCCAGTTAAATTATAACCATCGTTATTTCCAAAACTAAAAGCTCTAAATGTAGTACTATATAATCGGGCATAACTACCCCCTCCCTTTAGTATATAGGAACCAACAAATGTCCATGCACTTCCTATTGTGTTTTCATCTGGATTATCAACATCAGTTGCATATATTTTATATAATCCAGAAGCTCTATTAAATATATTGTATGTGATTTTTATACCAAAAACAGAAGTTTCTTCTAAAAATCTTAATCCAATAAAGATAGACCCAGGTGCACCTTCATTTGTATTCGCAACCCAATGATTATTAAGATTGTTAATATCCTTCACATTATCTTTATTATATGTATTATATGCATCTTGCTTAGTACCACTTGTAAATACTGTAGATGTTGAACTTATTTCTATTTTATCTTCAAATACTGAGAGGGGAACAATTGTTAATCCTATTGATGAACCTCTTATTGTTGAGACTGTTTCTGGTTCAGGCTCTGGTTGTGGCTCTGGTTCAGGTTCAGGTTCAGGTTCATCATCAACTGCCGTCATTACTGGGTCTGCCATGGTAGAATCTGTGGTGTCAATCTGTGATTCTGTTACATCCTTTAAACGATTACCATGTCTTAGAATTTTTGCTTGAAGTTTTTTCATACGAATTCGCTTTAGCCTTTTTTCTTTTATCGACAATCCAGTTGTATCTAAATTTTTATTTCTATTTACAAACATTCTCGTAGCCGCTCGCTTAGATGCAGTATTATATTTAGTTTTATCAACATTTGCACCATATTTTCTGACGGCGGCTTTTTCAATTATATCACCAATATTGGTATCATTTGCTAAATCAATAACACCACCACCAGATTCAGAATTAGTTTTAATCATATCTGTAAATCCTTTAAAAACGTTTTTATCAACTTTTGTGGATACAGTCTGACTGTCATCAGTTGTAGCATCATTAATTGCACTAACTGCTGCACTAAACTGCATTGTAAAATTTAACAAATTATCATTTCCAGTATCATTATGATTTTTGTAAATATCATCTTCTGACAAACCAAAAGCACTAGACACTTGCTGTTTGACAGTATTTAATTTATCAGTTGAAAATCCACCACTTGAATCTTCAAGCATTGAGTATATAACAGATGTCAAGGGAGTCATATAAAGAGTTTCTCCTGGACCATTATATGTAAAAAAGGCAGATAAAGACATCGACGGTGCCGAATCAAAATCATCCCCTTGTAATGTAGTATCTTTTGCTCCCCCCTCATTCTCGGATTTAGCTACAAATTTATCACCAACTTGTAAACCCCATGCGGGATGAACACTAATTCTCCCTCTTGTATTAGATACAAGATATGGATCATATGGTGTATCACTAACATCTCCATTTGATACTGGATATGCTCTAACAGTCATACCCTCTAAAGGACCTAAAACACTATCAATATCACCCTCATCTCCAGTTTTGTATAAAGTCCAACTTAACACAAAACTACTGTTTAGTGTTGTATCTTGAAATGTATTATCACCATTACTTACGAAATTCAAGGATATTGAGTAATAAATGTATAATTTATCACCATTATTCATCGAAATTTCTTCTGATTCGAAACCACCCGAATGTATGGTACGAGCATTCCAATAATTAAATTCTCCAGATGAAACGGAGGCAGAAATAGTTTTATCTAAATCATTATAAGTTTTGGATAATATATCCGATATTACCCCTGTAGTTGAATCACCAAAAAAAAACACATTATTATACCTATTTTCAGGTAAAGTAAAATCAATAGTTGCAACATCTGTTTGATTAAATATTTGCTTAACTATAAGACAAAAAACAGCACCTCGTAATAATTGTTTTGGATCATCTTCAGTATTATTTGTAAAATTCGGATGAAATGTCGAATTCGTATAATTTGTATTTAATGTTACAAAATTGGGTAAATTCCCATTAGTATCAGATGTATAAAAAAAACCACCTTGACTATTGGGAATTATATTCGTTTCTTCAACACTTTTTACAACAGATTGAGATACACGATTAACACTAATTGTAAAATCAGTAATAGAACCGTAATTCAAAATTGCAAAATCACTAGTTATAAAAGTCGCAGAATCCACCTCTACATCTATTTTTGAAAAATTTATATCCGATAGTGGAATCACAACCGGATATAAATGATTTACAGTCATATATCCTATTATACTGTTTTTAAAAACTCGCCTTTTTTAATTTCTCGAAACAAAAAAAAATATATTTTACATTTAAAAAATCTATACACAAAAAACGACTACAAATTTAAGATTCTAAACTAGATCAAGATTATCATCGTCTATATCACAAATAGTCGGTTTATCACTAAAATCCTCATAATCAAGTCCCCTAATATAATAAGTCATTGTCTTATTATTCGGCGAATAACCTTCACAACATTTACAATGTAGGGAAAATGGCCTACCACAATCTTTACATTCAATATCTTTTACCACTGCCAAACCCATCTTTGTAAACATTACATCTGTTGTTTTTGGCTTTTTTGGTCTTTTTGGTTGACCTTTATAATAATCATAAAATAGTTGTACAAAATCTTGGAAAGGATAGCGCCTTTTCTTCCTGATTCTGAAATTCTTGTTTTCAGAGATAAATCTATAAATATAATTATTTTCCATCAAAATATCATCTCTTCGCGAATCAAAATAAGGAATATTCCATTCATGAAAAGGAGTCTTTCTATATCTTTTAATAAGGGCTCGTCTGGCAAGTAATATTTTCATCAAAATTTTGTGTAATTCATTATTTATACAATATTCTTCTAAATCGGAACGAGTATTTTCTACTGGTTCAAATCCAAAGTAAGCAATTCTACGAATAACTTCACCTGTATCCTGTACATCTTGCATATATTGAGAACAAAAGAACATTCTTTGTGTGACTTTATGTTGTTCCTCTTGTTTTTGATTTTTAATTGGAATTGCAATTGTCTCACCACTAACAGCCTTCTGAAAATCAGTCTTTCCAAATGACACAATCATATTTGCTGGCGCATCTGAATCCATAATTACTTCATGGTCCAGAAATGCACTTTTCCCAAAAGTACCTTCTTTGTAATTAATAGCACCAATACATTCAGATGAAAACGTATTCATAATGATATTTACAATTGTTGATTTACCAGTACCAGATGTACCAACCAGATAAGGCGCAACCTTTAATGGATCTCCTCCAACTGGATAGTGTAAAGAACCAAGAAGACCATAAAATGCTAACCTTACATCATCACAACCTGAAATTTGAGGCTGATCGTTAATAATTTTATCGAAAACCTCACAATTCAATTCTGGATCTGTCCATTCCATATTTAACCAGTCTACTTCAAACTCAAACGGAATATATTTTTTTGCAACAAGACCTTCTTCCCATTTATCAAAACGATGAAATGTCCATTGCTTCAATTTAAGAAATCCATTGTTGAAACAGATTATATTTGGATCTCTTTTTAAAATTAGAATATCTGTATGAATATTTGACAAATATTCAATTAAGTTTTTCTTCGCAGTTGGCTTTTTATAAGCCTTCTTATATGGTGAATCAGCTTCTCTAAACAACTTATCCAAGAAATCCCCATATCTTGCCCTTTTTACAAATTCAATTCCAACACTTGAATCAATTTCACCTATTTTACATGGCTCCATAATATATCCATCCTTCTTCATCAACCCATGTCCTATACAATGGTCATCAAGATAATCCTGAATTACATCATAGGTTACATTGTCTTCTGTACCCATATCAAAATAATTTCTAATTAGTTTCCAAGAAGAATTATTCTTCTTCACATCAATTTTACGATCTCCACACTTATGACATCTAACATAACAACTTGTTTTACTCAAAACTACAAAACATTTTACACACGAATGCTTTTTATCTTGAGTTACAAGACATGTTTTGTCATCATTCGGAATCAATATTATAGACTTTGAAGAAGAATAGCAGTTTGATCTCCATTTTCCAAGAGTAATAAATATTTCATTCAAACTTGAACAAATCGTATCATTTAAACTTGGACGAGAATTAGTTGCAGGTTTTCCATCTTTTACTAAAACTTCATCCACAGTTCCACAATAATCTTTGATATTTTTTTCAAAATTATAAACTAATCCATCTTTTCTTGCATAAGAACCTTGCCCACATAACAATTCAACTTTGTCCCATTTAGTATCGATTCGCTTTCGCATTAATCCATAAAACCCTTTTACAAAATAGTGCCTTTTTTGTTTAGATACACTCAAAGTATATGGTGTATCAATATTCGGATCTATTTCACCATCTACATCTATTTGATTTGTAAAACGTGTATCTACCCAAATATATTCATAATTATCTACTAATTTTTGACGTTTTTCTACAACTTCTATGTTACACATATCATTATAACTCGGCATTTCTCCATTTTCATTATAAGGTTTTAACTTTTTTTTAATAACATTTTTCTTATTAGTCTTTAGTTCTAAATTAATTGGAAACCAATTTATTCTATTTTCTGTTAAGAATTCAATCAATGATTTAGAATCAGTCATAATCAAATTTTACCAGAAAACAAATTTTTTGTAAACTTTTATTGCTTTATTTTTGTTGCAATGTAATCATTTTTATAATTTTCTTTTTTTTCAAAAAGTATACAAATCGTTAATTTAAAAATTTTATATAATATGAGCTTGGAGTTTTTTGACCAAGGGAAAAAATATGTAGGAGGTGCCGATGATAATATTTGTCCTATTTGTCATGAAGATTTAAATGAAACAGAAGAAACTATAATGTGCCACGAATGTAATCAAAAATTTCACCATGAATGTATTAAAGAATGGTGTACTACCAGTAGTGGTTATACAAACCAAAAAGGTTGCCCATTATGTAGAGATCCAAATATTTGTACAAATAATTTCGAACCCGAATTTAATATGACACAAGCATTGGAAGATTTAACGCGATCACATAGAGATAGAGAATACTCAATGGAAGACGGAACAGAAATAGGTCGCGCACGAATAAGAGAAGCGAATAGAGAATTCACACAAATGGAAAATCAATTTCAAGAAGTATGGCATTGGATGCTTGACCATTTACTAGAATTTATTGAAGATTTCAATGTTCCATTTCCAAACCAAAATAATTATGAAGAACCAAATGAACAATCTAATCGAACAGATAATGCGAGGAGTTTGTTGCAAGAAATCGAAGACAATCCTAACTGGTTTAGAACACCCAGATTAAATAATAGTAAGGATGTTGCTCATTTGTGTGATTTGTATGATCTAATGATTCTTAATTGGGAGGAATATGGCCGACTTGAAGGTATTGACGGATATACTATAGGTGGATATTTTACAGAATTGTTTGGTCGTCCACTTCGTTTTTTATTTACAGAAGAACAAAATATTTATGCTCAACGCATAAGAGCACAACGAAAATACAAAAGTCTTCAGGTCAAAATATTCATTTTTAAGTTGATACTACAAAATAGAGATACACATACTCGAGGACAAGTAAATAACGCAGATCGCGGCGCCCAGACAAACGCAGAGGCTGAAAGCCTCGCCGTCCGAATCGCAGAAATAAACGCCCAGATCGACGCGGAGCGGAATAGGCGCGACGCCGCGGAAATGCGGACTGCGGAAGTGGAGCTGCGGATTGCAGACGCGGAGCGGCGGATTGCAGACGCAAATATGCGGACTGCGGAAGCGGAGCGGCGGATTGCAGACGCGACGGAGGTTGTACTTGAAGATATGGGAATTTCTGGGGGCAAACCTAAGAAAAGAACTTACAAGAAAAGAACTTACAAGAAAAGAACTTACAAGAAAAAAACAAAACAATTATTTGGTTGGGGAAAAAATCCAAAATTAGAAAAATTTTGGAGAGAATTAGCTTCTGGAAAAAAAGTTATTATAGTATATAATAACGATAAAATAGAAAATTATAATATGCCAAAAACAAAAAATGCAGCTCATAAAAAATATATAGAATTACTAAATAACAATGAAATAAAAGCTATTATTACATCAGGACAATCAAGTGATATATACGAGGCGTTATATAAGAGAGTTAAGAACAAATCACCACAAGAAATTATTAAAAATTATAAGAAATATTTATGGCAATATGAATCTGGAGAAAAGGAATATTATTTGTAGTTGGTACTGAATCATCATTTACATTTGTGCACAACCGATTCCGTCTGAAGAATCATCATAATTTCCTCTTCTTTCAGTTTTATTTAATTCATTAAATAATTTTGAGTCAACTTCCTCTAAGTAAAGTGGCTCATTATCATTAGGCTTAGATTTGTGTATTGCTTTTGGTAAAATATTTTTCAAATCTTCCTGTTTTGTAGGGTTTATTGAAACAGGAAATTCAATAATAAAAGCCACAATAAGTTTACCCTTTTGTCCATTTTTACGTATTATTGGCATACCTTCATTGCTAATACAGCGTAATGGTATTCCACCATTTTTTGGTAAACCAATTATACTATTTTCATGCGATTTTATATTAATAAGTCTATTATCAAGATGTTTTATATCAAAACAACATCCAGTTAAAGCTTCTGATAATGTTATTGTTAATTTAACAAAAAGATTATCCCCCTTTCTTGCAAAATTATCATGTTTCTGTACATCAAAACAAAACACAATATCACCATTTTCAACATTGGGTATATCATCTCCATAAGATTGAAATCGTATTTTGGTATCATTAGACATACCCGGTTCTATTTCTATTGTTACCTCTTTTTTCTCATTTTCAAATTTGTAGCTTTTACCAAGTCCAGAACAATATTGACAACCTTGATGAATTTCTTGTATCATCCCCGGACCAAAAACAACTCTTTGTTTTATACGCCCAGTTCCATTACAAGCATCACATGCTTTTGGTTCTCCTACTATTTTTTTTCGAGTAATGGCAACCTTCTTTTTCTTACCATTATATAAATCATCTAAAGTGACCTTCAAATGAAATACTTTGTCTTTTGCCTTACGACGTCTTTGACTTTGATGTTGACGTCTTCCACCAAAAAACATGTCAAATATATCAGAATGATTTGTTTGATTCATAGATGTATCCGAAACACCGTCCATCCCAAATTGGTCATATTTCTGTCTCTTTTCTGGATCTGATAATATTTCATACGCTGTTTGTAATTTTGTAAACTTTTCAGAATCACCACCCTTATCTGGATGGTGTTTTAATGCTAATTTTTTCCAAGATTTTTTAATATCCAAACTTGAAGCATTTCTATCTAATTCTAATTCTTTATATAAGGTATCATCTTTTGAACCTCCATTCATAAAATGGCTATTATGAAATCGCATATAATTTTATATACAACACTCCTTTAACTTTCGAAGTTGCCTTATATGGTTCTTAACAAACGTTTCTGAACAAATTGGTTTTATAAAGCTAATCAATTGTTAAGCGATCACCATGACACCGACGCAACTACGTTGCTGGTGCGACGCCGCAGAGCGGCTAACGACACATTAGGCTTCAATAAAATCGGGACAAAATTTGATAATATATGCCAACCAATCGTCGGGACATTTTTTTGTACCTCCGTCATATGGAACAACAACTTTTTTTTCTAAAAGCCAATCATTAATACATACATTATCTAACCATATTTTACATAATAAGCGTCCATATTTGTCAGAACTAACATTTGTTAAAACTACATATTTATCTAAAATTTTATCAGTTAACAACATTTTGGCCATATTTGCGGCTTGTTTTTCACCTGGGTCTTTTGAACGTATTTCTGGACCATCTATACCAGAAAGACGAAGATTAAATCTAAATATTGGCTCATTATCATAAGGTTTTGACACAATTGTACAAGTATCAACATCATAACATTTTATGACTCTACCGTAGGTTACTTTTGGTACAAATGGATTTGTATTTTCCCATGTAGCTTCTTCAAGATTCTCAGCAATTAAATTTTTCTTTTTTGAGGATATATTTAAAAAATTCTTAATTTTTTTCTTAATTCCCATTATATAATATTTTAAGAAAAAAATATACTTATTCTAATTTAGTTGATCAATACTTTATCTAAATAAATTGTTATTGGTTTTCTAATCTTTTGCGAGTTATTCTTAATGGACCATCACTCATTTCATAAATTTCATGAACTTTTCTTTTCTTAATCAAAAGACCTATAAAATCTTTACATACTCCTGTATTATTGACTTTTAATAACTTTCCAGTTGATACTTGCCAACGATTAATAGCATCATTAACAGCAAATACTAAAATATTATTAAATTTTTTAGAAATTCTTTCTTGATAGCTGTAAGAACGAATTAAAGAATTAATCCAGTCAGGTTCAGAAAGATGAAGAACTTGATAATTTTTCATTTCTTGTTCCCATTGATATTTCATGAAACACCGTGCTGGAATTATGTGTCCTGGATACCATAACTCACAATACCACCGACTTTGGTCTAATGCATAAATAAGTATTCCAAATTTATTAACATGACTCTTAAAACGTACATAATTAATTATTCTTTTTTTCCAAGACTTAAATCTTTTTTTGTGATCATCAAATGAATCAAAGGGTTCAGCTTCAACATGTAATTCATAATTATTTCCAATATTTTCAAAACCCGTATATTTTATCGTATAAGAATGACGATTAGAACCTAAAACATATTTTTTTACATCTTTTATACTGTTTGAAGAAATACCATTATTAACAGAAGTATGATATCGAAAAATAGGGAAAAATATTTTTTGAATACGAATAGGAAATTCTAATAACTTGTTTAAAAAATGCTTTATACCATTATTTTGAATATATTTTGGACTTCCGTTTCCAAAACAATTAATCATGTCATTTTGACTTAATCTATATACATCATTTCTTGGAATTAACCATGGAATTATATTATGGATTAAATGTGTTGGTAAAGAGCCTAATGTATTAATACATTCTGGTCTCATTTGACACAAAAGTATAGTCTTTACTGTATCTTTTACTTGTTTGCTATGAAGATGATTATTATTAGGAAACCATTGTGTTAAATTTTTAAATAAATGTTTTGTTTCTGGTAAATAATCTGGCATTACATTCCATAAAGCCTTTAAAATACAAGCCAATGAAATATCTGTTAGTCTAAATGGAATACCACGTGCTATTTCCCGCCAAATATGAGACCATGTATCTGAGTTCCATCTTAACATAGATGGTTCATAAGAATTATTATATGATTCAAAAATGTATATTCCAAGAATATAATTATTTAAATTATGTAGAATTTTTGTGAAGAAAATAGTGGCTCTATCTTCATAATTTAAAATATAATCATTCGAATATAAACCCAATATTAATTTTGAAACATTATTATTTTGAGAATTTAAGTGGTTTTGTTTCTTATACCAATTATTAGAAATATGAATATTAATTTCTAAAATAAAAGACCTATAACCTTTAGTAGTTATATTGGAACATCCTTCAAAGTTCAAATTGTTTAATAATGATGCTCTTCTATCACCCCTTGTTAAAGCACCTAATTTTTCTAGTTTAGAAGTAATCCCATAAAAGAAACGAAACTCTGCGGGTATATTTGTTACAATAATGGTATATTTTGGAGGATGATTTGAATTTGTTCTATTTGTTCTACCAAACTGTTGTATTAATAATTCAGCAGAACGAGGAGGTTCCAATATTATATGATGTCTTTTATTACCAGCAATTTGATTATACTTATCACTATGTAAAGATATACCAGAACTACCACATTTTGTTATTATTACTATTCTTTTTCTATCTTTCTGAAAATTTTCCAACTCTGATTTCAAAGATGGTAATTTTTCCATTTTGATAGTACCATCATTTTGTGTAATGGGTCTAACTTTACGACCAGATATTTCAGCAACATTGTTTATTCCAAATTTTTCTATTATAATATCTATAGGATTTTTAGTAAAACTAAGATCAGAAATATTTAATTCATATCTTTGAAATAAATCACGAATACACGAAAAAACAGATACTGTTGAATCATTTCGTCTATAACAAGATTCGCCAGTTGTTTGTAAACCTATTACTACTGACTCTCCCTTATTCAATGAATTTTGTATTTCATTAATAGCTAAACTGACTTTGAAACTGGTTATTAAATATTGAAAGAAATTTTGATTATCTATACCATTTAAACAATTCGAATTCTTCCAAGCTAATGTTAATGTATCATAATAATTTTTTTCTTCTTGATTTAGTTCATATGTTTTAAGAAAAACATCTATTCCATCAAAACCTAATTGACGACTAACTAATTTTCCAGAATGTTTTAATTGTAAAGCAGTCATTTCCATTGCACAAGAACCATAAGATTCTAACATTTTTACAAATAAATTATGTTCTCCAGTCCATAAACCTAACCGAGTCATATAATGCATTTGTCTAACATCACTTGCTGCAGTTGCTGTACTATATACTATTTTTGGATTAACATTTAAATTTTGAATTTCTAATACCATCTTTCCTGTCAAAGATTTAGAATTTTTAGCCATATGCGCTTCATCAAATATAATTGTAACATTTTCACTATTTCTAAGCCATTCATAAACAATATTTGAAGTTTCAGTTCTAATTAAAGAACCATATGTTGAAAATAATATTCCATTTTTGTCATTTTTAACATCTTTTAATGTTAACCAAGGAGCACTATCATTTCCTAAACTTTTAACAAGTTTATATTCGTTATGAGCATCATATTCTAAATTCTTGTTTAAACTTATCCAAACTGCTCTATATTTAATAGGTTCTATGTTCCACAATTCGCACAATATTCCTGCAATAGAACGACTTTTTCCAACACCAGTTCCATCACCCAAAAAAAATCCACGACTATAGTTTTTAATAGATTGTTCGTCATACATTGTATTAATAGCATAAGCTATTGCTTCCATTTGAACATCTGATATAGAATTTTCAAAATCACTTGAATATGGTTTTAATTTTAAATTAATAGTTATTTCTGGAAGTTCTACTGAATTCATATGATCGCTTTCATATACACCAGATGGATGTTTCTTTGTTTCATATGAATTTTTTGGTATCCATGGTTTATATATATGATTAGTTTCCATAGTATAATTTAATATTAATGTCTTAATTCAAATTGTAGATTACATTGACTACAATCTTACGTATAATACACAATTTCTTATGTATTAAATCAAAATATATTCACTAACTTTAATAATGGTTGTTGTTAATAATAAAAAATCTTTATCCGCATCTGGATGGAAATATAACAAACCACATACTAAAGAAGAAAGAAAAGCATTGATTTCCAATTTTGGAAAAAAGTGTTTTCTTAAACCAGATGAATTAAAGTATCCAGTGTGTGATAGAAATGGTAACTTTGATTGTAAAGGTATAATTGCTTCAAAATTTTGGGCAGATGTTTCTGAAATAAAAGCATCAAAAAGACTAGAAAAAGTCAATAAAAGAGAAAAAAATTTTACTAGGAAAAAAAAACCTTATTCATTTAAAAAAATTAGCAAAAAAGCTATTAAATTAGGTAAAAAACTTGGCTGTAAAAAATTTAGTAAAAAAAAATAAAAAGAGTATAAGAACAAAAATATAATAAAAATGAATCAATAAAACTTTGATTTTCGAAAGACATACAATGAATGATATAGAAATCGAAAAATATGCATCAATGATCAATAATATTTATTGTGAAGAAACTGAAAAAAAGAATGAACAAAATAACCAGACTAAGACAGTAATATGTAAAGATTGTAATATTCCAACAATAACACATGGGTTAGATATTTGGGAATGCTATAGATGTGGGAGTATTGTAGAACAGATGATTGATAATACTGCCGAATGGAGAACTTATCCAGATGGTTCAAAACATGATACAATAAGATGTAGTGCTGTAATTAATAATCTACTTCCCCAGTCTTCCAAAGGTACAATAATATTGTCGACAAATAATTCAAATTATCAGATGCGCAGGACACAAAAAGTACATTCTTGGTCGGCAATGACTTATAAAGAAAGATGTCTTAATAGTACTTTTCAAGATATTTCGTTACGTTCTCTTAATGGTCATATTTTACAAGTTTGTATAAGACTTGCTCATGAGTATTATTCGATAGTATCTGAATTATATGTTGCAAGAGGAGTTATGAGAAAAGGATTAATTGCGGCATGTGTATTTATGGCATGTAAAAAGAAAGGAGTTCCAAGAACAAGTCAAGAAATTGCTAAGATTTTCAAAATTAGTGATAAATGGGTAACACGTGGTAATAAGAAATTTACAGAATTATGGAATCTTTCTGGTAATGAGCACATTACATATAAGAATGACTGTCAATCGATGGATTATTTGGCTAGATTTTGCTCAAAATTATCAGAAAATTCTAACGAATTATTAAAAAAATCTAAAGATATTTGTCAGCTGTGTAGAGATAATGCAATATTAAGTCAAAATACACCAGTATCTATAGCTGCGGCATCTATTTATATGGCAACAACTATTCTTGATATGGAAACTGAAATACCAAGGGCTGATATTGCTAAAGTCGCTAATACATCCCAAGTAACAATCGGTAAATGTTACAAAGAACTTCTTAAATATCCAAAGATTTTTGAATCTTTATAAAATTATATTATCATTGTTATAATTAATGAGCTCGAATCGGCTAATTTATGATACATGTGCTTATCAAAAAGAAATGTCAAAGCAATGCGACCAATTAACATATATACTGGATCCTACAAAACATTATCAAGAAGAACCTTGTCGCCCAGAACTTGGTATATTAGGAGGAAATTCAGTTAGTATTGTTAGAGGTAATCTTGTTGATTTAGAAACTGATTTACGTGGATTAACAAGATATAATACAAGATGTCAATTACAAAAAAACAATTGGATACCAAAAAATGATGGTAAAATTGTTATTCCAAAAGATGGTGTTAAAAATGGATTAGTAATTGACACAAATAAATTACATTTACCACCGTGTCAAATGATCAGGTATGAACCTGTACCATTACCACCGGGTCAAAACTTACCATGCATGCCACCAAGGCAAAAAATGCAAAACCCTTTGTAATTATGTTTTTTATACAATATTTTTTTGTTTTATTGGACTTTTTATAGTTCTCTAAAAAAAAATATCCAATTGGAGTATGAGCTTCAATCGTTTGAACTTTGACATGTGCCAATATAAGCAAACAGTATATGAATCTACAGGACCTGGAAGTTATATGTTAGGCACACCTCCGCCAAGTTGTGACTATTGTTATCCTTCTGCTCCTACAGTTAGGCTTCAAAATGCAGGAAATAGTATTAATCGTAATGTACCGTTAATTGATACTGAATCTGAATTATTAACTTTAAGTCGACCCGCATCAAAATGCCCAACTGATGTACTATATAAAGGTAATATACCATCAAATGCATCAAAAATTAATCCTGGATTAAGAAATGGAAAAACAGTGGAAGCTTATGAGAATCCATCCAAATCAAATAGTTCTAGAAGTGAAGGATTAACTCATTTCCCAGATTGTTTTCCACATACAATTGAATCAAGAGATTCAGACCCTGCCTCAAATTTAAGAGGTACCGGTTTTGATCGTTGGGAATATTTATGTCAAAATCCACAAGATAATGTACTTATGCCTTTTGATAACAATGTAGCTAATAGAATTGTTGTAAAAGACAATCATAGACCACTTATACCAAAACCAATTGATCCTAGATTAGGATTACCACCAAATACTGGCGCACCTCTTTGTGAAAAGACAAGTCCAGTATGTTCAGCTCCAACAAAATAATTTGAGTATAAATCTAAATTTATTTAATCTATGTATCTTTATGGAAAAGGAGGATTTGGTTGAAATGTTAAAAATTAGAAAGGATTTTAGAGATAACAATATTTCTAAAGATTTGTTACAAAAAAAATATTCAAAATTTTGTGATAAATTTGAACATTCATTCAATATGGTTACCAATCCTGATTGTGATGATACTATGCTAAATAAAATACTTAATGCACATATGGCAGTAAAAAATGGTTCATTATCTCAACATGATGCAAGCGTTTCTGTTGGTCAAGAATTAGTAAATACTTATATTAAACCAAAAATTGAAAAATGAAAACATTTACTTAAAACTTGGTTTATTTGGTAACAAACATGTTTGTTTTATTAAGCCATTTACTGGAGTTTTACACAGTTTTGGTAAATTTGATTTACTTTGTAAATTCTTATTTACAGGTCCTCCATAATAATTTTTTGGCATACCACCAAGACGCAACATTTTTTTACCCTTAGAAGTAGTCTTCTTAAAAGTTTTTTTCAAAGATTTACCAATTTTTTTGAATTTTTTTACTAATCCAGGACGTCTTTTTACACGTAAAGTTTTTTTAACTCCTTTTTTCGCCATTTTATACTATATTACAACATTAAAATATTGTATTGAGTTATGGAAGATATTTTGGAAATTGCTCTCTTATTTGCTGTAATATCATTATGTGTCGGATATATTGCATTGTTTATTGCAAATGATGTAGAAAAACAAGTTAACAAAAAAACACAGAAAAAATCGTCAAAACTAATTATAGAAGATTATGAATCAAACAAATACGTAACTATTGATGTTTTACAAGAAGACTTTATGGCAATTGATAGAAAATCTCGGATTGTTATCGAATTATTTACTTCAATCGCTCCTAAAACAGTCGAAAATTTTTACCAACTTTGTAAAGAAAATGCGTATGCGGGTGTTCCATTTCATAGAGTTATTAACAATTTTATGATACAAGGAGGAGATATTAATAAGAAAAATGGTGAAGGTGGTATATCCATTTATGGTGAACCATTTAATGATGAAGAGTTTACATTAAAACATGACTCTGAAGGACTTTTATCTATGGCTAATTCCGGACCAAATACTAATTTATCACAATTTTTTATTACATTAGCTCCAGCACCACATTTAGATGGAAAACATGTTGTTTTTGGAAAGGTTATATCTGGTATGGAACATGTAAAAAATATTGGTACAACACCTGTTGATTTCAATGACAGACCTGTTCAAGATATTAAAATTGTATACTCTCAAGAAGGTAAACATATCGAAGAAGATTTACAAAAACCCGATATTGCAGCAACAGATACTTCTATTGATATTCCTAATCCAATGAAAAATGTGTTACCAAATGTAAGAGAAAATCCATTTAACAATGGAATGTCTTCAAACTCAATTAATTTATCAACGCAAGCATCTTTCCCAAATCATCCTACTGGCGTTTATTCATTCCAAGATTCTAATACATCATTCCCAGAAGGTATGTCTACTTTTACTGATAATGCTTTTGAAATCAATAGTGAGTGGTAGTTTTTAAAACTAAATATATTACCAACTATAATCTTATTTTAAATACCAATCATACATTAACACCCATGTATTACCATCCTCCCATTTTAAAACTCTATCCTTATTTACCCATTTACTAATATATGAACCATGATTTACATGTTTTTTACCTGAAAAATCTACCAAATATTCATCTCTTTTTTTTGTTTTTTTCATAATTGCAGTCCATTTCTTATTTGTATTTGGTTCATCATTTCCATATGCACCAATTATTTTAAAACTATTCTCATCTATTTTGCTTATTTTTCTTAAACATCCACCATGTTTTGGATCATAATAATATCCGGTCAACATATATTTAATGATTATCTATATTTTTTTGTTGTTATAACAATAGCAAAAGGATAAATCTATATTTATCTACTTTTATGCTATGATTTTAATATATTTAATATATAATGAAATCGAAAAAAACGATTCCAAAAAAATCGAATTCAAAAAAACAGAATAAAGCTAAAAAGCAATATACTAAGAAAAAATCAAGAAAACAACTTCGTAAAATGACAAAAAAATACGCAAGTATGAAAGGTAGTGCCAAAGGAGGACAACTTTCTGCACAAGAAAAAGAAGTTGAAGAAAAAAAACTTCAACAAACACTTGATAATAATGATAACGCTTTACTTAAAAAATTAGACGTTCCTGTATCATCTGCAGATGGACCAGAAACTAATAAAGCAGCTGGACCAGAAGATCCATCATCTATCTCCGATGAAGCTCTTGAAAAAAAATTGGCTTTATCTGAAGATGAACAACTCATGGGATTACAAAAAGCTCTTGAATCAGATGTAGATACTTTCGAAGAAAAGGGTGATGAAGAACCTGTTGCAGGACCAGACGCAAAAAAAACAGCTAAAGACGCAAAAGTTGCTAAAAAAGCCGCAGACGAAGCAGACAAAGAAGCCACAAAAAAAATTGCAGACGCACAAGCCGCACAAAAAGCCGCAGAAAAAGCAACAGAAGACTTTGAGACGGGTAAGGGTAATTACGGGGCCTCAAAAAGAGCCACCGAGAAAGCTGAGGCCGCACAAAAAGCCGCAAACGAAGCTGTATCACAAAAAGCTGAAGCATTACAAAAAGCTGAAGAAGCACAAAAAGCTGAAGCTGAAAACAAAGCGGCAGAAGCACAAGCCGCACAAAAAGCCGCAGAAAAGGCAGCAAACGCCGCTGACGCACAAGCCGCACAAAAAGCAGCAAACGCAGCAGACGCACAAGCGGCACAAAATGCTGCAAAAAAAGCCGCAGACGAAGCCGCAAAAAAAGCTGATGACGCACAAGCCGCACAAAAAGCTGCAAACACTGCCGCAGCACAAAACGCAGCAAACGCTGCAGCAGAAGCTAATAAAAAAACTGAGGAAGAACCTAAAGAAACATCATTGGTTAAAACACGTATAGCAGAATTTGAAAATAAGAAATTAAATAAACGAAAAGTGCCAGTACCAGAACAAAATAATAGAGATAGTTCTTCTCTAACAGTCCCTTCTAATAAAAAAAGAAAGACAGTACTTAAGAAAAAATCAACATGGACTTGTAAATTTGATGAAGATGATAATAATACAGATGTTGATGCTACTTGGAAATGTTCTTATAGCGAAGATTAAATGCGTGATGGTACATTTGGTACATCTAATTCTCTTTTACTCATCATGTCTTCCATTTGTTTATTAAGAATATCCGATTTTTCACTCAACTGTATACTACCAAATCCGCTTGTTTCAATAGGATTTGAAACAGGATTTCCATATTGTACTGGCATTGATGGATTGGATGGAGCTCCACCCGGCATGAGACCTAATCCCGAAGGTACATTCGCACTATTTCCACTAATTGTTTCAAAATTATGTATCATAGACATGCCACCATCTCCTTTAGCACTACTATCAATTCCTATAAATGAGTACATATCTGAAAATGCATTCATTTCATTATTATGCCATGCATTTGGCCCCATTTCTTCTTTGACAACCTTTTTTTGATTGTTGTATTGTTCTTTATGTTGTTGTGTAACTTGATTTTGACTATGTGCTTGTTTTGGAGAATAAATCCTTTGTTCATTATTTTTTATAATTGGTTGCATTTTTAACCAACCAATGATTTGATTTCCCACAAATATTTGATTTGTTTCTCCAACAACAAGAGATGGAACACTATTTATATATTTTGGTAATTTATCACGAACTTCAGCTTTATCTATACATACATAACGCATTCGGCTTTTTACAGGAGACCTTTTAATCTCACTAACAATTTGTTTACAATGTTGACAATAATTGCTATAAAAAAATAATGATACTGACATGCCTTATCTTTAATTACAAATATAAATTAGTTAAATTTTTGCAGCATTGATAATATAGAATGGTTTTTGATTTAAATATGGTTCATATTTTTTGAATAAATCATTAATAAATTTTATTATGGAAGTTTTTTTAAATGATGCTGTATCTTCTAATAAGTGAACATAATATTCACAAGGTTTTATAAGGTTTAATATGTAAATATAATCATACCAATCTATCATATATATCCAGAATAACTTAGATTTTTCAGAAAAATTTTGAAATTTAGTTTCAAGTTTCCAACTGTCTTTCCCAACGCCACATAGATTTGAATTTATAATAAATTGTATGGATATTGGTTCACTATTGGATGGTAAAAATGTATAAGTTAGACCAAAATCAATAATTCTCCAATCACATAAATCATTTTCTACATTTTTTGTAGATACAATATTTCGTGGATTGATATCATAATGTATGGCAAAGTTATTGTGAAAATTAATAATTTGTAAAAACAAATCTTTTTCTAAATTGTTATAAATTTCTGGAAGACTATTTTTTTTTAAAAAATAACCAAGATCATTTGAATATAATGGTAAAAATAACATACATCCATCATTAACAATAAATGCAAAAATTTCAATTGGATAAAACAAATGTGAAAAGTAAATCTCTCTACTGGTGTTTGATTTAACAAAACAAACCTTTATTAGCAAGTTTTTATAACTAAAAACAAGTGATTTGTGACTACTTTTAATAATATTTAGTTGACTATTGTCAAAGTAATCATAATATGAAAATTTTTGTGTTAATTTTTTATATATTTCTAATTGTTCCATGTCTATGTATTTTTTTAATTTAGAATAATGAGGATATTTGGGATTTATCATGATATTATGAATAAAAATTGATAAAAATATTCAACCAAATTTAAAATTTAATATGCGTTCAATTGATAAAAACTTTATTAATGTCTCAATTCATGAAAAAATATTCAGAATCGATCATGAATTCTTTACATTCTCCATTCAATATTCATATATTAAACATTATGAATTCTATTTCATCACTTGATTATTCTTTTATTGACAATCTAAAACAGAAAAAAATATTTATTAACTATGATAACTACAATAACATTAAATGGGATCATTATTTACAAAATATCAATCTTTGTGATAAGTTATTAAATTCTAATATATTTCAAGAAATATCAAAAACTATTCAAGAATTATTAGAGGAAATATTATGTTCTGAGGGAATTTCAAAATTTCCAACAGATTTGAAACTAATGATTATTTCATTCAAAGAAGTTATATCAACATTTTTTAATACAAAGGTTGAAATAGATCATACTATTGAATTATTAGAAGAATCGTTAGACAATTTAGAGCAAGACACGGTTAAGACTATTTTTTATAGAATAATAGGAAACGAGAAAGAAGCTGAAGTATTATGGAATATACTAATTGATTTATCTGCAAGTATGTATGGCTTAGTAGCATCTATTCCATCAAATTCTAAATGGGGTGATATTATTAGAGATAAAACAATTTTAAGTGAAACAGTAACAGCACATTTTGCTTAGAAGAATAATCTGAATTTATTATAAGCCATTCAATTAATGGAGAATATTTTAAATGATTTCTTTAAAAGAAGAAATAAGCATATTCAAAATAACATAAATCTTGTAGATGAAAAAAGAAATATTTACTTAAAAAAGAGACAAGAAATAAAACGATCAATTTCATGTATAATTGGCTATCTTTTTGCATTGAAATTTGATTTAGAAGTTAATAATAACATTCAAAACAATATAGAATCATTAGAAAATATAAAAAACAAAATTGAATTATTAATAACAAACTATTCTCCACTAACTAAGTGTTATTGTGTATATAAATCTGCCACAAGAGCAATAGTTGATACAAACTCTATCAAGATCATATCAAGCAATCCAATTTGTACGAATATAACAATAAAAGACTGTAATTCTAATTTTATGATTGAAAACAAAACTATTTATGGTATAGTATCAAAAGAACATATAACTTTGAATATTTCTGAGGATACTACAATAAAAATTCCAAAGAATTTTATTCAATTAAAAGGAGATAGTATATCCATTGAATATGTAGATGTATTTGCAGCGAGAGGCATTAATCGTGTCTACAAATATAAGGGTATTGATTTAGGACAAATTTATAGATTAAAAAAAATTCTCAACAGAAACATGTCTATAGACAATATTCAAAATGCCATAAATTTAGCGATGAGTCTAATATCCGAGTAAATCTACCCAAAAAAAATAATCTAGAGTTGTAATGAGTAGTGCTGTATCTAGTATTGTTTTCCTTTTACCAATCTTAGCCGCAATTATATATAATAACTCCCAAAAAAAGAAGGTAAAAGCAAACATGAAAGTTGTTTACTATAAATTTTTTGTTTTCTGTACAATTTTATTTTTATCCTCGCAAATATCTATAAAAATAACAGACCAACAATCTATGAGCTCTGGAATAACATTCGTTGGAAATATTCTTATGGCGCTTTTAGTATTTGAATTTTTCTTGATTCCAAGTCAAGAAACTCATCCAGATGATATAGCTATAATTCATACCTCTGTATTATGGTTAGTTGGATTTTTGTTTATATTAGTATGTTGCTTTAGCCATTTTACGGATATTGCTGTCCCAGAAAATGAATGGAATTTACACCCAATTTATGATATAAGAAAGATATCAACAAAAGTATATTCTGAATTAGCAATGCCATCAAATGATGTTGAAAATTTACCTATATGTAATTTGTTTTCATATGTTAAGAAAACAGGAGATTCAGTATCCGCAGCATCCACTGACGATTTGCCCCCTCTTGTGGATGCGTCTAGAGGCAAAGCTGAAGACATGTTTGATTGGGCGGATATTTCTGGAATAAACAAATATCCCCATCTGAATAAGCCTGTGGCGAGCCAAGCGCAGCAATGGCCAAGTCAGCAATTGCCAAATAATAATACAACTGTTTAAAAAATATTTTTATAAGTATAAATCAATGGTATTAAATCAAATAGAATGTCCACCAACTAAATCAAAACAAAATATAGGTCAACTTTTTAATAAATGGATGCCAGAAATGGAAAAATATGCTGTAGATTATGTTGGTCTCGGAGATATTGCGGGAACTACTTCAAATAAAAGAGCAAAAAAAACAGCAATCGGTACTAATAAATTCATATCTATCGGAGGTAAATGTGATAACACCAGTGACCCAGAATGTATTGGAAAAGATAGATATGTATATTATAGAAGTTATCCTTTTGGATTTATTCCAAATTGTACAAAAAAAGATAATAACTATGAAATTACAAGTTTGACAAATATTCCCGGGGGTACAGCATTAATGGGTGGTATTGCTGAAGATATTATCAATTTAAATATAGCAAATACTTCAAAAAGTTTTTTTGGAAAAGGACCTCTTTCATCCAAAAAATGTATGAAAGCAAGACTTCCTGTAGGAAATGGTTTACTTGTAGATGGAAGACGTTTTGATACTAAAGAACAAGCGCTTGATAATGGTAGAGGATGGTATGTAGAAGAACAATGTATACCAAAAGGTCCAACTTATAATAAAACATATGGAGGAGAACTATTTCAAATACCAATATCTGAAAGCAGATGTAAAGAAGAATTTACACAAAAATCTGAAACAAGAACTATATCTAAATACATATATATACTTCTTGTGTTTGGATTACTTATTCTTAGTCTTATTGGTACTAAATACAACAAAAAAACAGGCAAAGTTTGCTTCATCTTCATCTTCATCTTCATCATATTCCTCTTCTTCGGATTCGGACAATAACACCATATAGGACTTAATGTACTTCTTTATTTCTTAGTGTCATTATTTCCGCCCCCCTTTTATCAAGAGCCAATTCAATCTTATGATCATAACATTTGATATTATCATCTTCTTCCTTTTCATAACTATGAATATTTACATTCTCTGAAATACGAACTTTTTTTTGGTTTTGTAATGGCCAAAATAATGTTGGTATTAGATTGTTACTTACTAAATTTTGAACACCTCTCATAATATCCATCTTCTTTGAAACAAAATCTATTTGAAATTTTAAAATATTTTTAGCAGATTCTAAATTAATACACGGAAAAATTGATAAGGGTTTATTATTATAACCTATACATTTCGAACATTCAAAACTTTCAGTTTCATTATTAAAATATATCATTGTTGAATCATATTCTTCAATTCCATCTTTTATAGAAGGATGATTCATATAAGATTTATCATATATAGCTATATACATTAAAGATGAATTCCACATAGCACATAAATCGTTATATTTCCAACCAAGTTCCTTTCTTAATAATTTGATATTTTCATAAGTTTTATGAGTTAATATATATTGCCATAATCTTTCAAGAACAAATCCTTCATTTCCACCTTGTTCGTTTGTGTATAATAAAGATTTATACAATCTTTTATAAGATAATCTACTATTTCTCAGTATAGATGATTTTTTAACATAAAATATAGAGCTCCAACAATATGGAATTATATTTGATGGTAATGGAAATCCATTTGAACCACACATATAATGAAGATAACTGCCATATGGTTTTGGAGTTTTAATATTCAAAGTCTTTACCTTACAATCATGAGCAACATCATAAAATTCATGGGCTTCTACAGTTTGTTGACTATTTGAATTAATATAATATTGAATAATACGATTTTTATCTATATAAAATCGTTTATCAGATTCAATATTTGGTGGTATACTACTATTATAACGCCATGTTAATGTTTGAAACTCATTATTAATATACAGTTTTGCCACATTATATGTCATCATATTTAAAAAATCGGGACTATGATCAAAAGGATTTCCTTGTATAAACCATAATTTATCTGGTAAACGTTCATAATTTGTAATTATATAATTAAGATAAGTACCACCTTCTCTGCCAATATTTGGCACATTTTTAATTTTAACTATGTTCTTTGTTTTATTTATTGATGACAATCTTATATCATCCAAACCCTTATTAAATATTATTACATTACTAATCCATGGTTCTGTTTCAATTAGAGAATTTAACCAATCTAAATTTTCATCATATCGAGCAACTATTATACAATGATCTTGAAATATACAATCATCATCTTCATACATTATTTATCTAAAAAAGCAAATATAATATATAAAAGAAGCGCATTATCCCATTCCAATTCTATCATGATGTATTTGTTGAAAATGCGTTTCTATATTTTCATCACGCTGTCTTAACTTATATCTCCTATATTCTTCTTCCTCTTTTTGCTTATATCTCAATTCTTGATACACTCTTTCTTCTTCTTGAGTCAATTTACCAGGAGTATTACTTCTATTTTGTTTTGCATTGGCAAAACTTTGTGATACATTTGTTTCATTTATAATTCCACTTTCATAAGTCAAATGAGGAGTTTCTAATGCTCTACGAATATCAGTATATTTAGTACCACTTGCTGTTTGTCCTGAAAAATCGTTAATATCCTCTTCTCCAGTGCCTAATAATTGAACATTTGTAGAACTATGTGTTGCTAACTCTTCTGGTATATCTGGCCTTTTAATTAGCTGTAGTGTCCTTGAATCCATATTATTCGTATGAATTTGTTTTTGTTTCTCATATTCAGAATGAAAATTACTTTCAGAAGGCCTGGTTGGTTGTTTTATATCTGGTTGTGATTTTAACCAGTTACCATGTCCGACTTTTTCATCCACGAATGCGTTTTTTGTATAATATTCATTAAACACCGACGCATCAAACTTTTGATCAAATAAGCTATCCGGAGGTGGCACAGAAATATTTTCCCGGATTGTTTGTCTTTTCTCTACTACATCTGGTAGAGCATTTTTTAAATGATTATAACACATTGTCAACATATGAAAAGGACTATTATCACCACCATGTTTATCAGGATGAAGAGATATTGCTAATTGTTTGTATTTTTTGTGTAAATATTGTGCATTATACCCTTCTGCTGGCTCTCCAAACAACTGGCGACACATTATATCTAAATTCGCAGACGGATTATTACGACTTTGATTTTTTTGTTGATATTTACTTTCAATTTCTTCAGTAGTTCCTCTTTCTGTTGGTTTTGGTAACATTCTTGGCATATATGGTATTTTTGCGGAATTATTCGCAAATTCTTGATCCCTTGAATATTTTAAATCATTTTGATAGTTTTTTTTGCGTGTTTCATAAACACTAGAACGTTGATGATCATGATTATTATTAATATATGGGTTCGTATTTTGTGTATTATTAGGTATATTTTTCTCTTTTTTCCATTGTTCAATAAATAATTGTACCTGGTTAGGAGACAATCTTTTTAATACATTATCAATTTGATTTTGATTCAATCCAAGTAATGCAAGTTGATATTCCATTATTTCAAATACTATAATTTTAAGTTTACATTTCCGCAACACCAAAATATTTTTCACTAAATATTATATCACCTGCACCAATATCAATCAATTCTTGTTGTATCAATGTTACTGCTGTTTTTGTTTGTTCTAAACCAGAAATGGCTAAATCAAAACCAGTATCAAAAAACAAAACCATTACATTTGAAAAATCCTTTATAATATCATCAAATTTTTCTATACCATTCACTTCACTATTAGACATTATTTTGAATGTAATATAATTCTCAAGAAAACAATACGCAAATTCCAGATATAATACATAATTTTATTTAAGATAGATTTAATGAAATATTATGTTTAAGGCGGATATGAACAAAATACATTCAATGGGGCTACAAGAAAAAGACAATATTTATTTTCAAAATAATAAGATTAATCCAATATTTTCTAACAATAATCAAAATGATTATGATTCTGAAACTGAATTAGATTATATTGGAAATACACATAACTATTTTTGTAATAAAATAAGAAATTGTATGGAATACTTATTACTTTTTTTCACATAAAAATGAAAACAATTTAACTATTCTCTCTTATTTAATAAACTAATAAATTGTACAAATGTATCAGATTTATGATTGGGAAACTTATGATGAACTTGTTGATAATGAATTAGACACAGATGAAGAAGAAGATCCAGATTCTCCACGTATTTTACAAAATTATATAGCATATTTATATGGTGTTACTAAAGAAGGTGAAAATGTTAGTATAAAAGTAACTGGATTTACACCATATTTTTGGATAGAATTACCAGATAACTGGAAACAATCTTGGTCAAATATACTAGCAAGTGAAATCAGAGATAGATTGTCAAAAGCAACTAAGGATGAATTTATTCAAGATTTCGCAACAAAATCATTAAAAAAGAGGTTTAAATTCAAAGATTATCAGTGGAAAACCCCAAAAATATTTATGCAACTTGTCTTTAGAAGCGCTAAAGCTATGAGAAATATTTATTATATGCTGAAAGACCCCTATCGTGGCGCAATTAATGAACTGAGAAATCATAAATTTCCAATTTATGAGAAAAACGTATCACCAGAATTAAGGTTGATTCATCTTAGAAAAATTAAACCGTCTGGATGGATTAGTCTTGGAGATTCAGCAAAAAGAAACGAAAATACAATTTTGTGTGAAACCGAATATTCTCAGAATTGGACGGTTAATTGGAAAGATGTAAATCCGGTTGAAGTCGATTCTATTGGACCAATTAAAGTCGCAGCTTTTGATATTGAAGCAGACTCCAGTCATGGTGACTTCCCAGTTGCAAAAAAAGATTATTACAAACTCGCAATGAATATTTATGAAGAAAGTGTCCGATATTCAAAGGCAAAAAAGAGAACAAATCCAAGTTTAATTGCACAATGGATTAGAGCAGCTTTTAGAGATTATACAAATGAAGATTATGATGACTCTTTAAAATCATCAATTCAAACAATTATACTTAAATATGAATATAATATAAAGGATGGTGTGTTTGATGCTTTAGGACAAGATTGTTATGTTATGATTAATAAATCAAAAACACAAAAAAGGAAAAGTAAAGAAATTACTGCATCATTGACAAAAATACTAAATTCAGCTCTCCCTAAAGTCAAAGGTGACAATTTGATTCAAATTGGAACAGTTTGTTATAGATATGGTAAAGAAAAAACTACAATAGAGAGACATATTGTAGCTCTTGGTGGTTGTGATTCTATTGAAGGTATTGAGGTTGTACCTTGTAAAACAATTAAAGAATTATATGTTGAATGGCTAAAATTTATGAAAAAATCGCAACCAAATGTACTCACTGGATACAATATATTTGGTTTTGATTGTAAATTTCTATGGGAATGTGCACAAGAAAATGACTGTTTACATATTTTAGAACAACTTAGTCCTCGTAAAAATAAAACTGTTATTCTAAAAGAAAAGACTCTTTCATCCTCTGCTTTAGGTGTTATGTTAATGTATTATTTTGATATGCCTGGGATTGTATCTATTGATTTAATGAAAATTATTCAAAAAGACCACAATCTTGCGTCCTACAAATTAGATGACGTATCTAATGAATTTATTCACGGTTATATTTCAAAAATTGAACATCAAGATAATAGTGAAAACTGTCCTATGAAAGTATATACTAATACTACTTTCAGTCTGAATGTAGGTACTTATGTATCAATATTTAAAAAAAGCATTATTGGTAAAGAATTTATTGGAGAACGTAGAAAGATTCTATGTATTGAAGAAAATGTTAGTTTTGATCTTGATTCTGGAGATAAAAGCCAAGAATTTCCAAAAGAACCTAAATCATATTTTTGGGCTGTTGGTAAAGATAATGTTAGTCCTCAAGATATTTTCGCCAAGCAAAGAGGCTCAGATGCTGACAGAGCAATTGTTGCTAAATACTGTGTTCAGGATTGTGAATTATGTTTAAATCTTCTACAAAAACTGGAAATTATTACCAATAACATTGGTATGTCTAATGTATGCCTTGTCCCATTTCCATATCTATTCTTCAGAGGACAAATGATCAAAACACTTAGTTTAGTTGCATCTGAATGTTTAAAGGAAAAATATTTGATTCCTGAATTACCAAGACCTCCGGAAGATATGAAGGATTCATATGAAGGTGCGGAAGTTTTAGAACCAACACCAGCAATTTTCCTTGATTGTCCAGTTAGTGTACTTGATTATGGCTCTTTATATCCATCCAGTATGATTGGAAGTAATATTAGTCACGACTCTATTATTACAGAAGAAAAATATAAAGGTTCCGAAGGCGCTAAATTATTAGAACTACAAGGTATTAAATTTGAAGATATTTCATATGATAATTATTATCAGGTTTTAAGAGGAAAAACTTGGGTTAAAAAGGTAGATGAAAAAAATCCAGTTGTTAATTGTAGATATATTCAACCAGGCATTGATCCACAAACTGGTAAAATTGATGATACTAAAAGAGGAATTTTGCCGAAAATTCTTATGAAATTACTTAAAGCACGAAAAGATACAAGAGCCCAAATCAAAAATGAAAAAGACCCATTTAGACGCTCTGTATTAGATGGTTTACAATTAGCATACAAAATTACTGCTAATTCTCTTTATGGTGGTGTTGGTGCACAGGTTAGTGCTTTGTATTATAAGGATATTGCCGCTTCTACAACTGCAGTTGGTAGAAGACATCTTCATTTAGCTAAAGATTATGTTTTAGAAAAATTTCCAAAGGCAAACATAGTTTATGGTGATTCTGTTGTTTCAGACACACCTTTATTATTGAGACAAAATGATAAAATTATCATAATGACTCCTGAAGATTTATATAATCAATTTCAAAAGATTGGTCCATTTCAAGATGATGAATATATGAAATCATATGCCAATTGTATTGGATATGATGTTTGGACGGAGTCTGGTTGGACAAAAGTTAACCAAATTATGAGACACAAAGTTAATAAAAAAATTATTAGAGTAGTAACTCATGGTGGAGCCGTAGATGTGACAGAAGACCATTCGCTGTTAGATAACAAGGGTAATGCTGTTACACCAAAAGATTTGGTCATTGGTGACGAATTGTTACTATCATTCCCAAAAGAATTTGATAATGTGAATGCGAATTCCAATACAAAGATTCGTCCGGGATTTGCTAGAATTTTAGGATTCTTCATGGGAGATGGGACTTGTGGATTTTATAAATGTCCATCTGGAGATAAATCATCTTGGAAGATTGCAAACAAAGATATTGTTAAAATCAACGAATATTTAGATTTATGTTCAAAAGAAATTCCCGAATTTGAATGGAAGATTTACCATACCAAAAATCGGGATTCATTCATTTACAATTTAGTATTCTCATCAAATGTATATGGTCGAAAACTTGAATATATTAAATATTTTAGAGATTTGATGTATCATAATATTACAAAGTCAAAACAAGTCCCTAGCATTATTTTAAACAGTTCAATTGAGATTAGAAAACAATTTCTAATCGGATTATACGATGCATATGGACAAAAATCAATGCACGGTATTCATAAGACATTTGATTCCATAGGAGTTACATCTCAATTAAAAGGATCTTGTGGCTGTTCTATTGATCAAAAAGGCAAAATTGCAGCATTTGGAATTTATACATTATTAAAATCAATTGGTTACAATGTTTCGATCAATACAAGGGATTCTAAGCCTAATATATATCGAATTAGCTTTACAAATGGTAAATTAAGAAAAATTGAAAATAGTATCAAGAAAATAATTGAATTAAACTATGATGAACAATATGTGTATGATTTAAGTACAGAAAATCACCACTTCCACGCAGGAGTTGGTTCGTGTATTGTTCATAATACAGATTCTGTATTCGTTAATTTTAATCCACATCTTGATTCAGACAAAAAACTAACACAAGATGAATTACTACAAAAATCAATAGACATGTCTATTGCTGTTGAAAAGGGGATTCAACCACTGTTACAATACCCACATAAACTCGAATACGAAAAAACATTCTTTCCGTTTCTACTATTACGTAAGAAGGGTTATGTTGGAAACAAATATGAATTTGATTTAAACAAATATTCACAAAGTTCCATGGGAGTTGTCACCAAAAGAAGAGACAATGCCCCTATTGTTAAGTACGTTTATGATGGTATTATTAAAAGAATTATGAATGACAGAGATATTGAGGCGGCTATACTATTTCTAAAAGAATGTGTACAAAATGTGCTTGCAGGTAAATTCCCTATGCAATATTTTATCATTACTAAACGATTAAATGCAGCATATGCTAATCCAGATACTATTGTTCACAAAGTTCTTGCCGACAGAATGGGAGACCGTGATCCAGGAAACAAACCTCAATCAAATGATAGGATTCCATTTGTTTATGTAAAAACAAAAACAATTCCAAAATTACAAGGCGATCGAGTTGAGCATCCGGATTATATTGTTGAAAATGATCTTAAAATTGATTATTTGTTCTATATTACAAATCAGATCAACAAACCAGTTTGTCAAGTATTTGCACTAGCTCTTGAAAATTTGAGAAAACATGGTTATAAACTTGATCCTGATTATTTTGATAAAATGAAAAAAACTTTGATTAATAGTGAAAAGATGTACGAACCTTCTACTATTCGAGAAAAAATTATGGAAAAAAAGGCAGCTGCTGTATACGATGTATTATTCAAACGTATTGTCAAAATTGAAGAAGGAAAAAAATACGGACAAACACAAATTAATGACTTCTTTAGAAAAAGATAACTCACAATTAATGGCAATTACATTTTTTTATATCAAGAATTTACTCGAATCAAATGAACCAATCTCAAAAAAAGTTATCAAATACCTTCTTAAACATGATTTAATATTGAATTCAATTAACACTTTATTACCAAATTATTTTGAATTTCCTATAAATTTTGAACCAACATATAAAAGGAATTCATATACTGGAAATTTTAAACTTCAAAAAAGAAAATTTGGATTATGTAGTGTTGGACGATTACCAGGATATACCGATCGAGTTATGTTTAAAACCCATTTACCAATTAAAAAATATTTATATGATTCTATACCTTTAATTGGTAATGACCATTTTCCAATATTGTTTTTATGTAATATTAATAATTTCAATATTGGGATATTATCATGGAATATAGGTAACGGTAATCCAGAACATATATCTCCACATAGTATTCATAAATACTTTTCAAAATTTAGAGAAATTCCACACATTTTTGTTATTTCTTTCCAAGAAGCATCTATTAATACAAATCCAAACATTGAAATATGGGATGGTATATATAATTCCAGTATTGCACTACATGGTAATAATGTTAAATCTGTTATCGGTCACATTGTTGGATTTGGACTTGAAACCACAATACTATGGAATAGTGATTATGTTCAAGTACAACAAATCATTCATGAGTCAAATATCGGTTCTATAACAAAAGGCTGCCAAACTACTAAATTAAGAATATATAATGAACAGAATTCTATAACATTATGTCTATCGAATATACATGCTCCATTTACATCTAATTTTTCGAAATATTCGATTTTTTTCAATTCTGTTTTTGACTTAATCAACTACCAGTCTGAGGATTCAGATGTATCCTTTCTGTTTGGTGATTTTAATAGTCGTTCTATGTTAAGATTAACTGAGTGCGGAAATCCATTGATTTTAAAGGATATAAACATTAATAAATATAAATTATTAAAACACTTAAAAGGTGTATCCTTTAAAATTAAAAGCATCATCAAAAATAAGACCAGAAAATTGGATTTCAATATTAAATCACCATTACATCAGAACAAATTATTATTACAATTAAAATATACTGATTATTTTTTGTATTTTAAGTTAAAACAATAATACAATATATTATTTATCTTAATCTTAAGTATTCTTCCTCTCCCCTTGCAAAACCCCTCTCTTTCTCTAATTGGCATTAAGGAAAGGTATTATTTTTAGTTAATAAGAATTATTTCTTAAATTTAAATAATATGAAGACAAAAATATTGTTAAAAATTGAAAAAGACAAAGAGTTTCCATATATGTGTCTCACTGAATACAATATTGTAATATATGGAAACTCTTTCAAAGTGGAGCAAAAAGCTCAAAAACTTAGACATATTGAATTACAGTTTTTATGTACGCAAAAAGCCAATTATAACTCAATTGAAGTTAATAAAACTTTTGAATTAATAGAAGACTATTTTTCTTTTGAAGATTCTTCTTACTTAATCAATTTTTCCTATAGCTATTATTCTGATTACAAAGATTTTTTAAGAGATATTACAAATAGACTAAATATCGTTAATAGAAAAAGAAAATTAGAAATAAGAGCTATTAAAAGTATTTTAGGTAGTTTTGAAGAATCAATATCACCAAAGATGATACATAAAATACTTACATGGCTTAAGAAAAAGGATTTCCCTAAATATGGTTCTATAAATCGGGGAATAAAAGAACAAATTATTATGGATTTAAGAATACATCAAATATTTATTAGTCCTAAACTTCTTTGTGAGTTTATTGACAATACTAATCCAATGCTATTTGTTAAAGAATGGAAAATTCAAACACACATTAATGGAAAAAGAATGACAAATGTACAAATTCGCAAATTGTTAAAAAATGCTTTTTACAAAAGAGAAAAGGAATGTATTAGATTTAGAATAATATGCCCATCTTTGAATTGTTTGCCAAAAAATGTAGAAAATTTGATTATTAGCTATATGGAATAGAATTCAAAGATATACATATTATTCCAATTTGTATAAATTTTATATATTTGTATTATATATATTATGATGTCGAAAACTGAAAAAACCATTTTTAGATACTTAGGTACTGCCTTATTAATTCTTATTATTGGAGGACTTCTATTTGGTGTAAGAGAAAGATTTGGTTCTTACGGAAATCCAAGTCCTGAAGAACTTGAAAATTTTTCATCCTGTTCTACTTGTGCCGGCGGGTGTGCCGCTGAAAAAGAAGAATAGATTATATTGGACATATAATTTTTGTACAACCCGGTTTATGTTTCGGCCTCAAACCTTTTCGGGATTTCCCATTAACAACACAACGATCATATAAAGAAATCCCATATTGTTTACATTGACAATCTCGAGGTAATATTCCTAATACCTCAAATATTTGTTCCCACATAAATTCCGGATCCAATTCTGAATTAACTGTGTCAGTCTTAACTCCTCCGTCTATAGTGGCAGCGGGTTCTTCACTTTCATTTTCAGATTCCTCTTGCTCTTCTGTAGTACATGAGGAATGTGGATTGTCTATATTATATTTATTCATAAAAACAAATATTGAATTAATTGTTGGATAATCATCAAATTTTCCAAAACCACAATTTTTTTCAACTAAATATTTCACTAAACTATAAGAATCTTTCAAAAAACTTCTATGTTTTTGACTAGAATTTGGATAATATAATTCATATTTTTGTGCTCTCTTATTTGTAAATAAAACCATATTCAATTTATTTTCCTCTTTAAACTTAGCTATTTCTACTATAGAACTCCACATTTTACTTAAATCATATACAACCTGTGTACATTTCTTATTTTTGTAATAATTTAAAGTCTTTTTTTTCATATCAATATAAGAACCCCAACCTAAATTATCTATTTGTTGGGGCTTATTACCATCTTGACTAATATAACATACACATAAAGTATGACCATTGATTATTAATCTATTATCTACATCGACTTTTCTATGAGAACGTGTTTTTCTTTTCATGGACAAAGGACTCAATTTTATAAATTCAAATAAAAGCAATGTTTCTAACTGCTTTAATCGTTCTAATGTTGAAGATATGACATTTTCTGATTTAATTAGCTCTTGTGTTTTTAAAAATATGTTATCACACATTGAATTAACGTCTATCATTAATAATTACTAAAACTAATCTTATATCTAATATTATTACACACAATTCACAAAAGAAGCTTAAGTTTTAGATTTTAGTATACAATATGAATTTATCTATTTATATCTTTTTGAGTTTGTTCAATTCTTTTTTTAGCTTTAGTCCTGCTTCTAACCAGAAAATTACAAAACTTACTAACAATAAGATAGAAGACTTTCATAAAGGAAAGAAGGGATTTTTATTTAAAGATGAAATCGTTGGATACGGTAAATCACCATCTTATGGCGATTTACTTGAGGTACATTATAAAGGGTGGTACGTCGCACATAATGATACCAATATAATACAGTTTGATGATTCTAGATGGAATAATGAAAAACAGGGTTTAAAATTCGAATATGGTATAGCCCCTATTATATTAGGATGGAAACTTGCACTTAAAGATATGAAAGAAGGAGGCTTTAGAACTATTATACTGCCTCCAGAACTCGGATATGGTAAATATGATGTTCATGTTTCAAATAGACCATCTATACCTCCAAATTCTGAACTACGATTTGATATACAACTAATTAATGTTAATGATGACTTTTTCAGAAAAGTTAGAACTAATCTTAATAAATTTCTATTTCCAAATGGCAAAGACTATTTATAAAATACTATTTAATCAATAAATTATTTTTAATACAAATTCAGGATTACCTATATAATTCGGATGAATAGTTGAAACTTGAGTAATGCTTTTGTATGTTGGGTGCATTTTATAATAAATTGTTATACCTTCGTTTGATATATATGATTCCCAGTTATCTTCCAATTTTTGGGGAAATTCTCTTTTTCCGGTTTTTTCTTCAATATCATCTAAAATCTTATTATTAGTATTTATTATCATATCATATTGAGCACTTCTTTTAAAGTTAGTAACAATAGCACTTGGAGACTCTAATTGTAAAAATATATTGTGTTTATCATTTTCTTCTGAAGTCTTTTTATATACCGTTAAACCCTCAATTGTATGTAATGTGTCCCAACCATCAAGTATTTTCAAACCTTCAAAAGAACTCATACTCCAATTCTGTGAAAGATGACCTCTTGGTTCATCATCTAAACTTCTTATTCTTTTTGCAGGAGAATTTCCGGTAATGGGACTTACAGATTCTTTCAAAAATCTATTACGTGGTGGTCTTCCTGCTTCAGGATCAAACAATGGTGATTTACGACTTACTACCGGATGAGGTGACCTAGGAATATCTCGAGGATTTACACTGGACCTTGTTTTTGGATTATGATAAAGGCTCGGAACAAGTCCTAATGAACCTAAATCCCCAAATGAACCAAGACTTTCTACAGGACTATTTCTTGTTGAACTATTACTATTATCGCTTTTCCTATCATCCTCAAAATTCATACCCCCTTTCTTTATAGTAGATTTTCTTTTAGATTTTGGAATATATTTTCTTTTCGATTTTGGAATATACTTTCTTTTTAAAGTTTTTGATTTCTTAGATTTTTTATATACAAATTTTTTTGAAACCATGTTCTTATTATTAAATTAGAACATTAAAATTGAATTGGAACTTTAAGAATTTTTGATTTCTCTTTGACCATCAATTATTGAATATTCAACCTGTTTACGTAAATTTATATCAACCCTTTGTTCCGATACGATTTGTTCTGTTTTTGCTTCCCATAGCTTTTGAATAAAATTAGTTGATTGATTCCTAAAATCTTCACCATATTCTTCCTCTAATTTATCAACCAATTGAATTATCATACTTTCAATTACATCTTTTTTATGAGTTGTTATCCAGTCAGAACCATTAAATACTTTCATATCCGGAAATCTCTTATTCGGCAGTTTTAGATTGTGATTTTCTGGATGGTCTCTATCAAAATGTAATTTTCTTACTATTTCAGGTATACATGTATTTACACCCCGCATAATATTAAGAACATCGTCTTTTAAATATTCCCAATTCTCATCTCCATGAGGAAGAACATTTACATTCAACTGAATATTGTTTATAGTACAATTTTCATAATGTTTTGAGTTACCAGAATAAGTATTTGTTTTAGGTCTTTTTGTAACTTGATTTCTTAGCTTACCATTTTCTACTAATAATTTTTGAACTTGTAAAGATAGTCTTTCATTTTCCTCTCTTAATTTTTCTACTTCATTCAAAGGTCTCAACTCTTTTGCTTTCTTTAAATGCTTTCCACTTGCATAATGTTTTTCAAGGAAAAATTTTCGTGAAAAATTTTGATTACATAAAGCACAATGCCACTTATTGGGTAAAGTTGATTTGCTATTAGACATCCTTAAATATTATAATATAAAATTTCTTAATTAAGATTCATTTATCTCAATTCTGTCATATATAAATCATTAAAAATGAATCTCACTTTACATACTAAAAATAATTTAATTAAATATGAGTGAACATTCAACAAATCTGTGTGTTATTTGCCATGAAAATATTAATTTAGATGATTTATATCAAGAAATAATAATATGCCTACCTGAACGTGGTGGGTGTGGAAATTTTTTTCATAAAAATTGTGTTAATATATGGTGTAATACTTCACGCACAAAAGAATGTCCAATTTGTAGAAACAGTGAAATTTGTGAAAGATTACGAGAAGAAAAGGAAATAAAGGAAAAATATGAAAAAGAGCCATTGCGGCATCGCGAAGTGCGTGCTATGGCGGACGCCGCCGCCAGATGGCTCGCATATCGACGAATAATTGATACAAAGTTACATATTCAAAAGTTAACAGAAATGAGGAATGAATTAATCGCTGAAGTTTTAATAGATAAACTTGATCCAGAAGAAATATCGGAGGAAATGCAAGACATATTCTCAGAATGGTATACAAATCTTACTCCTGATATATCAGAGATGATAAATACAGCTAGAGTAGCAGCAAGAGACGAAACGGATGATAACATGAAGGATGCTTATTTGCGAGTGATTCAACACACAGAACCCGGATCAAGAGACAATATGCCCACAATAGAATATGAAAATGCGCATGAATTGTGGTGGGACGCACATTCAAGGTGGAAAAAAGCTGCGGAAGACGCAAGGGCGGAAGTGGTCATCTTGGGGCCTGAAGGCGAACTTGATCATGAGCGGCGTAAGCAGAGATCGGGCAGCGATGAGGATATAAAGAAAAGGGTGGAAAATGCAGAAGACGCGGAGGCGGAGGTAGCCAAAGTGAGGGTTCTTATCAAATTTTATACTGAGATAGCAGAAATTGCTCGTCACGATGCGATACAACTGATAGCGCGTAGAAAACTATCACAGATTTCGGAAAACGAGGAACAAAAAGGCTCCACCGATGCGCCCCACACAAACGTCGAAGCGCTGCGAGCGCTCGTCGAGGCCGAGCGACGCCGCGCGGCGGCCACGAAGCTTCGAGCCGAACAGGCAGAGGAGCGCTCCCAAAACTTAGTTGACTTTCAAATTAAATTGAAAACTTTGAAAGATGAGTTGAATGCAGCAAAGGCGGTACGTGATGTTATGGTGGCTGATGTGGCGAAGGATGATTTTGTAATGCTAGAGGAACGCTACAGCAGAATAAGGCAAGTCAATAGTGATCACCTGACAGTGGGTGAGGTGCAGAACTGGCGGAGCGACGATGACGAGCTAATGCGTCGCCGCCAGCCATCGTCCCGCGACAGCGTCGATGATTTTGTCGACGGCGTCGTTAGTGCTATGCAACGAGTAGAAAATCAAGATACACCAGACAGCGAAAGCGATTCAGACAGCGAAAGTGATTCAGAAAGTGAAAGCGAGAATGAGGAAATACAAAGACAACAAATATTAACAATTATTTTAAGAAATTTTGGCGAAGATTGGGAATCTGAACCAGCGTTTCCATTGTTGAGCAGAGAAAACCTAGAACGAATGCCTTTACATATATTAAGAGAAATTCGTGACTTATATCAAAGATTAATTGAAAGAGTTCAAAATGAGATGTTAAGTGATATTCCAGTGACAGCAGAGCAAAGAGAAGAACTTGAACAAAGAAACGAAGTAGAATCCCTTCCAGAAAGGCTAGTTGGAATGGAGCGTGAAGTAAATACGGAGGTTGAGCAAATAATAAATAATGTATTAAGTGCCCAAGATTGGCGTAATAATATGAATACACCTGCTTCGGTAGAACGAAGATTGGCAGAAATAAGATTGGCAGAAGATGAATCGTCTGTTTCTTCTGAGAATCAATCTGGTGGTATGGAAAACTTGAAACCATTTAATAAGGAAAAGCTTGAAAAATTAGACAGATATATGCCAGGTGCATGGGACTTTGTTCAAATGGAAAAAGATAGAACAGATGAAATGCCTTTAGAAAGGAGTCATCAAAAATTTGTTTGTCCTGATATATATGATAAGATAGATTTTTTAGAAGGATGGATGAGAAAAGTTATAAATAAGTTTCAACCAAACAATCCGAATATACATCTTGAAATTAGAGGATTTTTTCCAAATCTTCCTCAAAAAATATTTAATTATGACACTTTGTCAAGAACAACTGGAATAATATTAAAAAATACTACAGGAAATACTACTCTATCAATAGCGGATGAAGCGAATATAAAACGGTTTTTGAAAGCTATAGTTACAGGGATTGTAAGACTCGGTGGCGGTATTTTTGCTCCTCAAAACAATAATCAGGGGGCTGTCGGAGCAGGAGAACCACAAATTATTTTTGAGGAGATTATAGTTGGACCCTTCCACTTTGACGGAACCCTGCTTTCAAATTTATTATCATATAGAGCAAATGATATTTTTTCGGATTGGGATGTAGAGGTACAAGGACATGACCTGGAAGGGTATAATATAAATATTCATAAATCAAGAAGCGGTTCAAATCCAGTTGGAGGTTTACAAGGTCCAATGTTTTTTGCAATAAATGGAATGAATATGGAACATATAGAGGAAGATTTACCAGAAATTCTGGAAGGAATAAATGTTTTGAAACAACAACTTGCTCGAACGTGTAATGTTCGTTCTAATCGTATAACTAGGGCAGGTGGTAAGAAAAAGTTATTGAAATATAAATATAAAAAACATCTTGGTGGTTCAGATAATTTTGAAGAAATTGGTAATAATAGTTTTTCTGATACCCAAACTGATTTTTATTCTGATCCACTTGATAATAGTTCACATTCCATAAGAATGGCAACTGAAGATATACGCGACAAAGATCTGCCAGCCGCACAAAATTTAGTCGCAAACATCAAGAAGCTTAAATTAACGGAAGAAAGAAAAAAAAAGAAAAAAGCGTTGCGTCTCAACAAAAGGTTAATTAAAGAGTTAATTTATCTTGAAAACGAACTACCTGACATACGTCTCCGGGCTAGAGATGCTAAATTAAATCCTCCTATAATTGAAGATTTACTTAAGAAAGGGGCAGATCCGAATTTTTTTAGTTTCGAAGGTATAACTGCTCTATCAATAGCCTCGCAAAATAATTGGTTAGAAATTACAAAGTTATTATTAAAATATGGTGCGAAGATTGATATAGAATTACCTGACAGAAATACACCGTTGGTCGAAGCTGTCAAAAGAGGTCATTATAATATGGTGGTTCTATTAATAGAAAATGGAGCAAACGTTAATTTTTCTCACAATAGGTCAAATATGACAGTATTACAATGGGCCATAATAAAAAGTGATGAAGATATTGTAAAATTGTTATTAAAAAATGGAGCAAATCCATATGTGAAAGCGGAAACAGGACAGACTGCCTTAGAATTTGCCCAATTTTGGCATGATAATAACCCTTTTGCAACTGATTTAATGCGTGAGAAGCAGGCGAATGTACTGAAAGTATTTGAGGATTATTACGCTCAAAAGGCGGTGGATAAAGGTATGGTTGCCGAAGTGGGTGCTATGTATAAAGTAAAGCTTCCTGCAAATATTAGTGGGGAATATGGTACTAATATTGAAAATACAGATTTTAAAGATGGAGAGATCCAAAAATTTTTAGGTGGTATGAAACCAGAAGATCTAACTCCTGAAAAGTTAGAAGAATTACTCAGCACTTATCGAGTAAATAATAAAATATATGAATACTTGGATATATTTGATAAAAAACATCCTCGATTTGATTGTAAATCAGATGAATCAAAACTGGATGAACTTGAAAAGTGGATGATTCATACTTTACTTACATTACAACTTACATTTGAAGACGCAAGTTTTTATATTGGAGGGCGTGTTATTCCGAATACTCCTCTAAGAAGAGATATTTATTTTAGCGATGAAGAGAATGTTAATGAAACAAAACTTAAAACAGAGGAGGAAATAAAAAATTTCATAAGATATTTTAAGAAGCAACCAAGTATTGAAATTCAAAAATTATTAAATATGTTTGTGTCGACGACTCCAAGACTTCATAATCATACTGGAACTGTAAGGCATATAATATTTGATCTTGTAGTTGTATATAACTATTATTTATTTGAACATATTGATTGGAATTCGAATCCTATAAGACCATATAATAGAGAAAATAGTAATGATTATCGGTTTGGTATTGGAGGTCTTTGGAGTATACGAAATGGCGCTTTGAATCAACGAGTCAAAGAGGAGATAAATGCCCATAAAGAATTAAAATTGAATGTATATGCCTTAAAAAAAAAACTCATACGAATAAGTTGCTATAGGGCGGAAGAGAAATCACGTAAAAGACGTTTAAAAAAACAAGAAGATATCAGAATGGACGATGATTCTGATGATTCTGCAGAAAGTCTAAATTCTTTATTTGATAAAAATTTAAAATTATCTGGAGTTTAATTGTTTTATAATATCTAAATACAATTATAGATCCAAAATGATATGTTTCAAAAAAGAAACCAAAAAACACAAAGTATGTATTTTTTAAATTTGGTTAAAAATTTGTTTATAAATATTTTTTTTAAAAATAAAATATAGCTTAGAGAGAATTTGTGGATTTTCTGGTAATGCTATCTTTTTCTAAATTCTGGAATTTAATTACAATTTTTGACAATTTCTGTGTTTTCTGATAAAATCGTATTTCTTAGTATATCTTCTATTTCTTCTTTTTTTTTTTCTAGAAAAAATATAAAAAAATAAAAAAGCATACCCCCTCAAATTCGGTTTCTGTTTCAACCAAGAAACCGAACAATCCCTTATACAAACTTCGAGAATTTCTGTAAAAAAAGTGGTATATGAATAGACCTCGTTGATTTATAGTGCGTATATCATACATTCGGTTTCTAAATTTCGAATATTTTGGACAAGTATGCATATTTTAACACAAAAAAAAACAAGTCATCGCAATCCTCCCTATTAAAATTATGGAAATTTGTACATAAAAGTGATGTGTGAACCCCCTCTCGTTAATACGTAAAGCAGTTCCCGTTTTTCAAAATTATGCATATAATAAACTAGTACACAAGTGTGTATTTTTTGTTTTTAATTGTAGAGCCAAAAAATGATATAATGAATTCATGACTAATGAATAATAATATGACTAACAATATAATTGAAAATTCAATAAAAGAAGAATTAATAAAAAAAATTGAAATTCCATTCGAATCAAAAATAGAACTCTATATTGTAACTGAAGAAGACTTATATGAAACTGAAAATACTCAAAATGTGTATAAAAATATGGTGGGGTGTTTCAAGTCTTACGAAAAAGCAAAGCGATTCTATGAATGGCAAAAAGAACTGGATACAGACATGGATTATCAATATGAAATTAGACTACTAAATTTAACAAAAGACCATCAAGGAGAGCTATTCATACCGGATAGGTATATTATAACGCCCCAATATAAAGATAGTGTGAATACAAAAAATATATTAAAATACTTAGCAAAATTACAAAATATAGAAAAAATTGGCTCAGACGATTAGATAATAACTGATAATTTAATAAATTATATATAATGGCTTTTTGGTGTAAATTAAAAAAGAAAGAAAAGGATGAACCCTCTTTAATAGAATCGAATCATGCAAATACTAAATGTTATTTATCTGAAAAACGTATTAGGGAAAAATTAAATTTGTTTAAAAATTCTCTAACAGTTTATGCAGTAACTTGTACAAATATTTATGACACTTATACTGGATTTGATGATATTGTAAGTTTGGAATGTGTTTTTTGGGAGAAAAAAGATGCACAGGAAATGGTATCACAAATAAATATTAATGATCCAAGTGTAGTTGATGGCGGAAAATCGGATTTGTATTATGAAGTAAAGCCAATTGATATTGGTATTAAAATTTCAGGAGAATTATATATTGTAACAAAATTAAAAGCGAAACATAGATTGATAGTTCTTGATAAAATGTTATATTTTCTGGATAGTGATTTAAAGCTAGATCACTATACTATATTTAATATAGAATAGACTTCATGACACAAATACAAAAAATTATATCTCCTAAGTCTGGAAAAGTCAGTCAAATAATTCATATTGCAGATATTCATATCCGAAATGGGGATGAAATAGTTTCACGATATGACGAATATTACAAAGTATTTTCAAATTTGTTTAATACATTGAAAAAGTTAAGTTCTGTAAAGAATAATGAAGCTGTTTGTGTAATTTGTGGTGATACTTTTCACGCAAAAACAAAATTGGAAACTCCTGGTATAAAATTATTCTTATATTTACTACAGAACCTTGGGAGCATATTACCAACGTTTATAATACTGGGTAATCATGATTTTAAGCAAGACCAAATGGATAATTCGATTGATTTTCTGGATGCATTTGGGCATGTAATCTCTGATAATATTGTTTTTTTACAGGAAACAGGGTTGTATACATGTGCTAATCTGGGGATTGGATTGGTAGATATAAAAGAAACATTAAGAATCGGGTCTGGGTCTGGAATGGCTGAAAGACTACCTAATTTTCCAGATCCTAGTGAATTTCCGGAAGAAATTAATAAAACGATTGCTTTATTTCATGGGACTATGGTTCACTCTAAGTTTACAGATAATAGAACTACAAATGAGGGTTATCCTTGGGAATGGATAGATGTTGGTTACAATTATGCTTTACTTGGTGATATTCACAAGCAACAAATATTTCCTAGGCGCAAAAAGACGAATATGATGGCGGCTTATAGTGGTTCTTTAATACAGCAAAACTATGGAGAAACATTATTCAAACATGGAATTCTGATTTGGAATTTGGAAGAAGATTCTGTGAAAAGCATTGATATAAAGAATGAATATGGTTTTTTGAAATTGATGAATAAGAATAATACATGGTTATTAGAAAAATATCCTTTGATTGATTCGGTAAAAAGTCCTAATTTTCCAGAAAATTTAAGGATTCGTATATTTGGTTCTTATAGTGATGAACAGAAATATGTTCTTAAGGATTTATTGAATAATTGCGAATATACATTAGATGAAACAGTAATTAAAGATGATATTACTCAAACAAATTCGTCAGATTTTTCGTCTGAAGGACTATTAGAGCAATATATGCTTGAAAAGAATATTAGTGATTACTCTGTACCAGAACTGGATGAATTATTGATTAAAAATGAGTCAGAATTTAATGATGAATTGAAGAAAATCATTAAGAAGAAAAATAGTGACCTTGAAAAAGAGTATTCGATTTACTCAAAAACATTAGAGATTTCTGATAAAATTACAAAATTCAATATAAAATACCTAGAATGGGCTGGACTATTGTGTTATTCTGAAAAAAATTGGATTGATTTTGATTTGATGAAAAATAAGACAAATCTAATATCGGCACCAAATGGTGGGGGCAAATCAAGCTATTTGGAGATAATTTGTATATCAATTTATGGAAAACCGATTCCAAGTCGTACTACAAAAGGTAATCCGATTGCTCTAATTTCTAAGGGTAAATCTGAAAAAGATCCATCTTATACTGTTGTTCACATTGAAATTGATGAATCAATTTATCGAATAAATCGTATTTTTGATAAAGATGGAAAACCAAAAACTCGAGGAGGAGGTGTTTTTAAGGTAAACGGTGATGAATGGATAACTATTTGCGTTGATCCACCAAAAATAAAGGAATGGGTATTGAAAAATATTGGGGATATTAATGAATTTTTAATGACAACTTTAGTGAGTCAAAGTAACGATTCGGATTTTTTGGCAATGAAGCCAATAGAGCAACGTTTACATTTAGAAAAATTGCTTGGTATGAGAGCTGCAAATTCAAAAGCAAATTTGTTTAAACAAGCCACCTCTATTATAAAATCTTTTAAGACTAATTTAGATGTATCTTTTGAATATAATGAACATAAGAATACACAAAAGGATGAATTAGGCGCTATAATTGCTATTTACAATGTAAAAAAAGATATGCTGGAATCAAAAACATTTTCTCTTAGAAAATCTTGGGGTATTTGTAAAGTAGAAGATTTGGATTTAGATATTTGTGAAATAATATCAAAACGTGATTCGTATAGAAATATTGAACAAGATTTGATTTCAGAAAATACTATATTGCAAAATCTGAAAATAATACAGTCAAAATTGGAACCTCCGTGTAAAAAACCATCAAAGTCTTATGACTATTTAGAAAAAAAGTCGCATGAAATAGTTGAAAAAATAAATTATACAAATAAACCTTTGTTTAAAGAAGATGATATAAATAAGATTGAATTGGAATTTAAAAAGAAAATTGAATATCAAACAATTTCAATAGAAGAATATGAAGAATCTTTAAAAATCATTGATAGGTTAAGTTATAAATTAGAGAAATATTCAAAAGAAAAAGAAGAGATCCATCAAGAAAAAATCACATTAGAGAACAAAGATGATGATTTATCTGAAAAATATGCTTATATACGAAAAAATATTATAAGTATGCCAAACGTGGATAAAGAAACTATAAAAGTGTTGTTAGATGATGTAAAAAGAGACAAAGATTTATATGATGAAAATAAAGCATTATTAGCAATTTATTGTGCTCAAACAGTAATTTGGGGAGAACATATTGAAAAAATAGAATTAAACAAAGGTGAATATAGTAATATTTGTAATTCTATTGAAGAAACTCGATATAGTTTGAAAGATATTCCATTTAACTCTAATTGTAATGCGTGTAAATCTCAGCCATTACGAATGCAATTACATAATTTGTATTCAAGAAGTCAGAAATTGATAGAAGAATCTATAATTCTTGAGGAAAAAACAAATGACTTAGTTGAAATTTCTTCGGAAGAGTGTGATGAACTTAGAATTTGGATTAATAATTTTGAGAATAAATCAAAATTATTTTCTGACTATATACAACTTTTAGAAAAATGGAAACAATTTGAAGAATATGATGAATCTTTAAAAAATATTGACACAGAACGTGATGAATTAAGACAAAAAATCAAAAATATTCGTTTGAGACAGAAACGATTTAATGTTCAAGAAAATTTAATAGAGGAAGATCTAAATAGTTGTAGAGAATTATGTAGAAAATTTGAGTATATACAAACAAAGAGTAAATATTTAGATGAAAGAAAAGCTTTCGTAGTTGCCATAAAAACACAATGTTATTTATACAAAAAATATCAAAGATATGAGGAGTATAATGAAATACACAAAGAGTTTGAGCAATTAAAGCAGTATATGGTTTATGAAAATAAGCTTGAAAGTATTCAAAACCGTATTTGCGAAGTTATAAATAACATAGATAATTATAAAAAAATATTGAAAAATTATGATTATTGGACTGAAATAAGAGCAAATAAAGATAATTACGATAAGCAAACAAATAAAAATTTAGAGATACAAATACTTCGTGAAGAAATTCAAGATTTATATGGGAGAAAAGAGGTTTTATTACATTCTATAAATGAGAAAAATATAGTAAATGAAAAGAACATTCATTTGAAGGAAATAAGTGATAATATAGGCAAAAAAATGGATAAATTATTTGAACTTGGAAAATTATTTGATCAATATAGAGCTTGGTTATATGAAAAGCATATTTTACCAAAGCTTGTAATGAGAGCAAACAAGTTTGTTTCTAATGTTGAATTATACTTATCATTATGTTATTCGATAAAAGAAGACGGAACTTTCATTTTTACTGTGAAAAATGAAAAACATGAAGTATCTTTAGAAAAAGCATCAGGATTTGAATATTTTATTTTGGCTATATCAATTCGACTGGCGTTTATAACATTAACTATGGGTGATAATTTGGGTGGTCAATTTTTTATTGACGAAGGTTTTACAGCTTGTGATTCAAGACATTTGAATAAAATACCCAATTTCTTACAATGTTTGTTGGAAATGTTTAATTCAATTATATTAGTTAGTCATATTGAGCATATTAAAGATTCAGTAGATAATACAATATTTATTAGAAATAGAAGTATTCAACATGGTTCAACATATAGTTTCAAAAAACCTAAAATTGTTCGAAAAAAAAGAGTTAACTCTTAACTATAGTAAAAAAAGAAATTAACTCCAAAATTAAGTAATTATTAATAGAATGTCTAAGTTATATAACGTGGCGGGTGGTGCTTTATTACACGAGGAACTAAATGACAATTATTGGAAAGATAAAGCAAAAAAATTAATTAAAGATGGAGAAAGTGTGCCAGATGCACTGGGATTATGTTTCTCACGTCTGGAATGTGTTTTAAAATCAGATGATTTTGGAAATTCTAATTATTGGTATACACTTGGACTTATAAAAGCTGGAAAAACATTACATACATGGATATTAGATGTTCTAAAAGAAATGGAAAATGAAGAAAGAGCAGAAATGGCAATTCGTGTTTCAATAAAAAAAAATTTGCCAACAAAGAGTGTCAATCTAATAATAAGAAATTATTTGATAAAAAAAATGATACAATAGTTAAAAGTATAACCATTAATGTTAAAATCTTCAAAACTATATGACCTTGCATCAAGAGAATATTTATTTGATGAAAAACATGCGAGACAAAAAGCGAAGATTTTAATTAAAAATGGAGAAAGTGTATTAGATGCTTTGACATGGTGTTTGTTAAAAGTAGAAAATTTTAGAAAACAATGTGAAAATTTTCCTTTACAATCATTGCCATATGAAATACGAACATCATTTTGTCGGAAAATTCAAAATGCATGGGAAATTCATAAATGGATAAGAAATATCGAAAAAGAAATGGAAATAACAAATAATGTAGTTATTGTTTGTATTGTAAAAAAATTACCTAATAATTGTATAAGTAAAGTAATTTTAGATTATTTAATATAATTTCTTCATAACTCTATGAAAAACCAGGTGGATAATATTTTAATCTCTTTTGCTTTTTTACTCCCCCTTTTTGCTCACCATAAACCACATGCGACGCTATCTCGGACCACCACTTACTTAATTTAAGAATTTGTTCGTTTTTTAATTTTATTGTGTCTAAGTCATGTAATATTCTAACCCATGCAGCAATTATTGCAGCTCCAGATATATAACCTACACGTAGACCTCTTCTTACCATCTCAAAAGTCCAATCTTCTATAGGAAGGTTCCCGTTTAATTCTTGCATCTGTATGACAGTCATGCTATAAAACATACTATTTACAAAATTGTGAATTTCTTCTAAAGACATTTTAGCGGTCAAATTTATACAATTTTGCCAAAACAAGAAAAGCCCCTGAAACTTTTGTTCTATTGTTGTATTAGCCGCAGTGAATATATTTAGTCCAATTTCTTCACCTTTATTATTTAGTTTAGTCGCTGCTCCCCAATATTTCT